CATTTTATTAAATTATTTATTGTAAATGGTTTATGTACAGGACATAGATGGTAAACCGATGATGCCTACGACAAGGCATGGTAAGGTTAGGAGGTTGCTTAAGGCAAATAAAGCAACCGTAGTGAATCTTTGTCCGTTTACGATTCAGTTAACTTACAAATCAACCGATCATAAACAGCCGGTTACTCTGGGCATTGATGCAGGAGCTAAACATATCGGTTTTTCTGCAACAACTGAAAAAGAAGAGTTATTTGCTTGTGAAACAATCTTAAGAACAGATATCGTAGATTTACTTTCAACGAGATCTCAAAACAGAAGGACAAGAAGATCAAGGCTCAGATATAGGAAGCCTAAATTTAACAACAGAGTTTTCTCTAAAAAGAAAGGCTGGGTAGCCCCTTCTGTAAAACAAAGAATTGATTCCCATTTAAACGAAGTGAATGAAATTCATAAAATCCTTCCGATTACTAAAATAGTAATTGAGGCCGCTCAGTTCGATACTCATAAAATGAAAAATCCTAATATTTCAGGAATTGATTATCAAAACGGAGAACAACTTGGATTTTGGAATGTCAGAGAGTACGTTTTGTTCAGAGACGGACATAAATGTAGTTATTGTAAAGGGAAATCAAAAGATCTGATCCTGAATATTCATCATATCGAGTCTCGAAAAACAGGAGGTGATTCCCCTTCCAATCTCATTACCTTGTGTGAAACTTGTCATAAGGAATATCACAAAGGCAATATTGATTTAAAGGTAAGGCGAGGCAAGTCGCTTTGCGGCGCAGCCATAATGGGAATCATGAAATGGAGATTATACGATGAGTTGAAGTCAAGATATTCAAACGTTTCAATGACGTTCGGTTACATTACAAAATATAATCGGATTAAATACGGAATAGAAAAATCACATACATCCGATGCGTTTGTAATTTCTAAGAACTTCAATGCGAAACGAATTGAGTATCAATACTTGAAACGTTTAGTTCGTAGGCATAACAGGCAAATACATAAAATGAAAATTTTAAAAGGAGGGAAGAAGAAAAATAATCAAGCTCCTTTTGAGGTTTTCGGATTTAGATTGTTTGATAAAGTATTGTATAACAATGAAATAAATTTTATTTATGGAAGAAGAAAATCGGGAAATTTCAATATCAGGGATTTCAATGGAGAAAATCCAAAGGATGTTTCATACAAAAAGCTTAAACTCATTAGAGGAAAGAGGCATCCGATTATATTAAAGTAAATAAATGTATATAAACATGTTTAATATATTTTTAAATATGAAAGCCAATGCCACAGGGAAGACGAAAGCCGACGAGTAAGGACGTCGATCGGGTAAATGATAATCTTGAGGTCATAGCCAAGGCCGTGGATGACGCCAAGACGTATATCGCCAAGCATCCATGGGATAAGGAGAAGCATGAGGATATGGCTAGGGCGTTCGATTTCATATCCAAGCTGATCGATAAGATCAACGTATGGAATGACTCGTATATGGAGAAGAGTGGAATCATGGATGTATACAGGAGTGTCAGCAATGTCCAGAAGAAGGAACGTAAGGGACAGGTTTCCGGTGGTATAGAATCCGTATTAAAAAATATGCGATCATGAGTTTAAGCACGAGTCCAGAATTTTATGTAAACATGAAGAATCCCCCTATATGGAACGATCTGTTCGGATGGGAGGATCAGGATGATGATGTTAAGCAGTTCTTCACGGAGGAGGCTTATAAGGTCAAGAACGGGGTGACTATCAACGGTACGTTCATCCCGCCATGGCTTTATTGGCATGTTAATTTCTTTCCCGTATTTCAAGACCTTCCAAATGGAGAGCGTGTTCCGGCTATCAGCCGGTTACGTGATAATGAATGGTTTTTCGCCGAGATGTACCAACGTGCCCGTCAGGAGAAGAAAGGGCTGGGGATGTTCGGTACCCGTCGTTTTGGGAAGGCCCTTCTGGACTCGGAGCTGATATATACTCCTTATGGTTCCAAGAAAATAGGATTCGCCGATATAGGAGATATCATATACGGTGATGACGGGAATCTTACTACCATAGTGGGCGTATATCCTCAGGGATTCGTTGATACGTACAAAGTGACCTTTGAGGACGGTCGCAGCGTGGTGTGTTGCGGGCAGCACCAGTGGAAGGTCAAGTATCATGGTGATTATAAAGTCATGAGTACTATGGGTATTATCCACTCTGACTTCTCTAAAATGACTATAGATATGGGGGAGGCGGTTGATTTTCCTGAGCGGCGTTGGCTGATATCACCCCAGCTCATGGGGTCTCTGGTCGCCTCTTTCCTTTGTGGCGCTACCGACAGGATCTTTGAGCTAAGCAAGAAGGAGATGGATGATGTCATTTATTCATCCAAAAAACAGAAAGAGTTATTTATAAGCTCGTTCATGAAGATCGCTTGCGGTATAAGCACCGGCGATGATCGTTTTAAGGTTGTTTACAAAAGTGAGTATATTATATCATTCGTAAGAAGAATATTCTGGTCTATGGGATATTATTGCGTCATGGATGGTGATGATATGTATATATCCAAGACCCATAATAGGCTTAGGATATCCGATATAGATTATTACGGGAAATATAAAGCTACTTGTATTGAGGTCGATAATAAGTCCCATCAGTTTCTTACCACCAATTTTGTCGTATCTCATAATACGACTATCATGTCATCCCTTCTTCAGATGAACGCTACCATGACGATCGGGCTTAGTCATTCCGTGGTAGGTTTCAGCGATAGCGATTTATCTAATATAGGTGAGTATTGTGAGTATGGTCTTGATCATGTGCATCCTTTTTTCAGGATTAATAGGACCAAGACCGATTGGAGTTCTGGTGTCACCTTAGGCAAGCGTATGTCCAACGGGGTTCGTGATGTTCATGCCATAATATCCATAGCCAATATCAACATGGGTAGGAAGACATCCACGCAGAAGACTGCCGGTCTAACCCCCGCCACGGCTATTTTCGACGAGGTAGGTAAGGGACCTATCAAGAAGCCGTACACGGCCGCCATGCCGTCCTACGACACTCCTTACGGCTGGCGTCTTAGCCCTATCTTGGCTGGTACTGGTGGTGAGGTAGAATTATCCAAGGACGCTCAAGAAATGTTTTCTGATCCTGAGACCTACAATCTTCTGGTTATGGACTGGGATATTTTAAATCGTAGAGCCATGAAAGGGAAAACATGGAAAGAACGGAAATGGGCGATGTTCGTTCCCGGTCAGATGGCTAACTCTGGTGTCAAGAGAACTATAGGTTTGGGTGATTATTTGGGGAAACCTGATGATAAGAAGCTTAATAAAATCAAGATTGACGCCACGGATTTCGAGGCTAGTACCAATAAGCTTAACGAGGAACGGAAGAAGCTATCTACGAAAGATAGGGTAGCTTATACCTCTCATACCATGTTTTATCCATTTACGATTGACGACTGTTTTTTAAGCTCATCCCAGAACCTATTTCCGGTCGAGTACGCTATCAAGCATAAGAATGATCTTCTTGAGTCGGGGCAATATAGCGGTATGCTGTGTGATGTCTTTCTTGAGTCAGGTAATAAACTGGGGACTACTAAATCGAATAAGCAACTGGCTGGATTCCCGTTTAGCGGCGGTGTTATTGACGCTCCTGTCCAGATATTTGAGATGCCTCAATCTAATAGGTTTGATGACTTTATATATGTGAGTGGTAGCGACCCCTACAAACAGGCTAAGTCGGATACGCCCTCATTAGGTGCTTTTTATGTATTCAAGAGACGTGTTGGTATTCGAGATCCTTATGCCTATAGAATAGTTGCCTCTTACGTATCTCGTCCATCATCCATAGATCAGTTTTGCCGTACGTGTGAGGTGCTTCAGAAGGGATATGGGGCTATATGTCTTATGGAGAACGCTGACCAGATGTATGAGCAGTACCTTAACCGTAAAAGCGGTATGCCAGCGTCTTTCTTCCTGTTTGCTGGTGAGGCAATAGCCAATAAGTATGTGAAGGCCGGCTCCCGGCAGAACAGCAAGCTGGGGCTATACCCGACCCCCGGCAACCAGAACCTGCTCTTCTCCTGCGTGGTGGATTATTGCTGGCAGGATTTCGTTGTCGGTTATGATGATCAGACTGGTCTTGATATAACTGTCAAGGGTATTGAGCTGATCGATGATATAGCCCTATTGGATGAGATAATACAGTATAAGCCCGGATTGAACGTCGATAGGATAATAGCCTTCGGGCATGCGTTGGTTCTCGCCAGATATTTTGACGATAACAATTACATGCCTAAATCGAAGATCGAGGAGATGAATAATGCCCGCAAGGAAGACGCTTATAAACACCATGAGGTATATGCCTCTGCCTTTGGATCGGTATCTATAGGAGCTTTTAGGTAAATGAATGTCAATTAAACGCCTATCTTTGTTGTAAATAAAATTGAATAATCATGGAAGTGTTTAATAGAGATCATTCTTTTCCAGCAAAAGGAGCGTTATTAGGATTACCTCCTCAAGCTATTTCCACGAAGAAAAAGGACAGGAAATGGAAGGAGGATTGTATGGACGCTCTTGAGACGATAGGGTTGAAACAGTATGATCGCAACCAGATGTACCGTGACTATTATCTGATGGCGGATGGTAAGTTATCTTTTATGGAGATGGAGGATGTCATCCCTCAGCTAAGGAACGTGCAGAAGCTAAGGAGTGATATAAGAATCCCTTCTTTCTTGAAGCATTATGATATCATAGGTGGTATCGTAAACGCTTTTGAGGGATGGCTTACAAACCTACAGGATAAGTATACGGTTAATGAGGTAGGGGATATGGCTATAAGTGAGTATGAGGATACGATGTCAAACTTACTTCATCGTCATATACAAGAACAGTGGGATATTATCGTTAATCAGCGTCTTGTGGAGGCCGGTCTTGATCCTACGTACAATGAGTTTAATTCCGAGGAGGAGCGTCAGGCTTATGTTCAGCAAATCCAACAGGCCAAAGTGTCTATGACCCCTGATGATATCCATAGGTTCATGAGTACAAGATGGAAGACGCAGGCGGCGGTATGGGGGGATCATGCGATCGAGGCCGACCGTAGCCGGTTTTATATGGATGAGCTTGACAGGGAGAATTTCAGGGATCGTCTTCTTAGCGGAAAGATGTTCCGTAATCATTTCGTTGGCTTCGACTACTATCGTCCGGAGGTATGGAGCCCGATGGAGGTATTCCATCCTGACGTGAAATACCCGCAATACGGATCTTATGTGGGCCGTATTCATTATTACGAGGGTGTTGAGCTGATATCAAGATACGGCCATAAGATGACGGCCAAGGACAAGCGTTGTATTATGGGCGGTGATAGGTATGACTGGAAGAAAAAGAAGCCGTCTATTACCGGTATGTACGAGAATGAGGTTATTCCATGGAAAGGATACCATGACTATGAGTCTATAGTTGCCGCTGAGGACTATTATGGTGTTCCGATGGGAGAGTACCACACCTTCGGGCCGGACGGTGAGGAGCACATCCAGCCCCGCTTTTTGCCACGCTTCCATCCCTTTGGATATTTCAACTCCGGTATGGCCGATGGCAAGAGATATGAGATAGATTCCCGCCTTTTTAGGGTTATGGAGGGATATTGGGTATCCATGAAACCGATATTCTTAATAACTTACATGACGGAGACCGGAATGGTGGATCAGGAGCTTGTGACAGATGAGCTTCTCCCGGAGTTCTTGGAGAAGAATGGTATAAAGAAAGTGAAGAGGGTCATGGCAGAAGCCGTCAGTGATCCTGAGGTGAACACCTATATCTTGGAGTATGTCCCTGAGGTTAGGTTTGGCGTTAAGATCACCGGAGGTAATTTAATGGATAAGCCTATATATATCGGTGGGGATCCAATACCTCATCAGATACATGGTGACAGCAGTCTGTATGATTATGTCATTCCGGTTTCGGGATTTATAGGGGCCAGTCTCGCTGATCGCATACAACCGTTCCAGATGATGTATAACCTTGCTATGAATCAGCTATACAATAACGCCGAGAAGGAGATTGGTAAGTTCTTCTTAGGCGACCTTGGATTCTTGCCTACTGAATATAAGGATATGATGGACAAGAAGGGTGCTTTAGCTACTTTCATGCAGATCGTGAAGTCCGTCTCGTTTATGGGCGTAGGTGGCAATGATACGAATAATCCTTACCAGAATCCGCAGATGAGTAGCATATATAACCAGTTTGGTGTATATGATCTTACTAATACGGATCAGATAAGATCCCGTATGGAAATGGCGTCTTACGCCTATATGATGGCTTATAGGATGATAGGAATATCCGAGCAGGCAATGGGTCAGTCAACTAGATACGAGAGTTCTACGGGCGTAAAACAGGGGGTTAACGCTACCATGTTACAGACCCAGACTTACTTTAATGATTTCGATGACTTCAAGAAACGGACATTGGATATTCATCTAGCCGTGGCTCAAGTATGCCAGAAGGAAGGATACGATTGGACCGTGATGTACAGGAACAGTGATCTTTCCTTGGCTTACATCAGTCTTACGGATAATAGCTTGTCGTTACGTCATCTTAATGTTATGGCTGTCTCTAATTCCAAGAAACGTCTGGAATTGGAGAATTTGAAACAATATATATTACAGACAAATACGTTAGGTAATGACTTACTTGATATCACTAGGATGATGAGCGCCAACTCAACGGCTGAGATGAATCAGATCGGAAGGGACGCTAGATCTTACGCCGATCGTGTAAGGCAGGAAGAATACCAGAATCAACAGCGACTTGTCCAGCAGCAAGCTGAGGCCGATCAACAGGCTCGTAATGATGAGCATGAGAAGGATAAGGAGCTGGCTTATATCAAGGGCAACTTCGACTTAAGGGGTAAGAGCATAATGGCCGCCGGTCAAGCGGCTAGGACCGAGAACAACTCGGAAGGCATGGATTATGTCGAGGCTATGGCTGATAGGGCTTTAAGGGAAAGAGATCTTGATATCAAGGAAGAGGATATGAGAACCAGACAGGCTAACGCCGAGGCTGAGCGAAGATCTCGTGAGGAGATAGAGAAAAGGAAGTTGGAATTAAAAGAAAAGGAGATAGACGCTAGAAACAAACGTTCTGATACAGATAGGTTTACGTCAATAATAAACAAGAATTGATTACAAGTTTTGTAAATATTTTTACAAAATATGTAATCATTTTGGCGTAAAATTCTGTCATATACTATAATGGGTTTGATTTAATTGGTAATTGGATTAATAATACTTTTGTAAAAAGCAAAAAAGGAAATTGTATGAATGACATGGGTGATTTCGCTAAGGGTTTTAAGACCATGAGTGTCGAGGAACTTTTTTACCGTGGTGACGGTGATGGCGATAAGAATAATATCGAGGGTAAATATGATAAGGATGGTAATCCTATAGGTGATACCAAGGAAGAGCCTGCCGACGGCGGAGCGGCTGAAGGTGGCGGGGATAAGGGCGGCGACGCTACCAACCCAGACCCGGATTCCTTTGGCGAAGGCGGTACTGATAATAATAACGTGGTATCAGTGTTTAACGGGAAATCTTTCTTGGAGAAGATGGCCGCTAGAGGTATCATCGACAGTATCGATAACCTTGATATTATGGTAGATGACAAGCCAGTCGATCTTTCTACTATCACAAAAGAAGATGATTTACTTGATATAGTGGAGGGGTTGATCAAGGATAAGGCCGATGAGTTGTTGAAGGATAAGGTTGATACCGGTTCTATGTCTGACTTTATGAAGAAGATGATAGAGGTGGATAAGGCTGGAGGTAACGTAGGTCAGCTTCTAAACCAATATCAGAACATTCAGGCGCCGTTGGACAACCTTGATATGAGCAACAAGAATGATCAGCTTGCGGTCATCCAACATTATTATAAGATGTTGGGTATGCCGGAAGACGAGATAAAGGATAATATGGAGATGATGATTGGCAAGGGCGATGAGTTCATTGAGTCCAAGGCAAATAAATTCCATGATATCCTGAAAAAGGAGATGGATAACCTTATCGAGGAGGAGAAGAAAAAATCCGAGAAAAGGAAACAGGAGTTAGTTGAGCAGATGAAGATCTATAAGAAAGGTCTTAAGACGTCTATAAGCTCAGGATTCCAGTTGACTGACACGATGATAGGTAAGGCTGTCGATTTCGTTACCAAGCCGATAGACAATCAAGGTCATACGGCTATAGATAAAGCTTATTCGGAGGCTATCAAGAATCCGGACATGGCCGCTGATCTGGCTTTGTTCTTGATGAATAAGGACGAGTTCCTTAAACAGAAGACTAACAAGGCTAAGATGGAGGTCAATAAGAAGACCATCACTCTTCTTTCTGGCAATAAGGGAGGAAAGCAAAATAAGAATAATATCGATAATGATACTATAGAGGCTAACTTCCTTGATCTGAGTGGATCAAAGAGTGTATAACATTAAAAGATAGATAATTATGAATCCTTTTTTAACAAAAAGTTTTCCGGCTACCGTGAATGGCGATAACGTTATTGCCTTCACCGATGCCAAGAATTATAAGACTTCGCTCGTAGAGCATAACTTAGGCTCATTGGCGAGCTGGTATTATGAGGATCCGGACAAGAATCATTTGGGTCTGTTGAATCTGTTCTCTAATATCGCTAATTACCCCGTTCCGATGTATATGGGTATGATTAATAACGGCGCTACGATCTCCGTTAACGGTATTGGAGCTTCTTTCCGTTATGATCTTCCCGTTACAAAGACATTCGCTGTCGTTACGGCTGAGGATACTTCAGGTAATCATCCAAAACCGGGTATTGACGGTGGTTTGTTTGATATTGTTTTGAATACTTCTGAGTTTACGGCTTATGATGTCATTACCTATGACGCCGCTAACGGCTGTAATATCCTTATCTCAGGTGAGATCCCGTCTAAGACAGAAGGAGATTTGACACGTTATTGGGGTCGTGTTATTGGCGGTAAGGCTAAATACTTCCCTAAAGAGAAATTACGTCCGGGTATCCGTTATTGGAAGATCGGTCATGCCCTTGGTGAGTACAGTACCCAGTTCTCTAAGGTATCTGGAGCTGACAAGGCCGGTTCCATGACTTGTGAGTTCCGTTTAGGAAACCACCGTGGTGTTGAGGGTGAGACAACTATGTATGCTGGTATGAAGTCCATGCAGGCCGCCCAGAATAGCACTTCAGAGTTCGTGGAGACTGCCCTTCGTCGTATGAATGCCATGAGAAGCGAGTATGAGGGTAATATTCCTGATTTGGCTATTATCGGCAAGACTGTTAATGGTAGACTTGATTTACGTACGGCTAAGGTAGCGTCCACGCTGGAGGTATTCTGTATGGCTGAGTTGGTTAAGCTGGAAGCTAGACAGTTGATGTGGCAAGAAGGTGGTATTATTATGGATCAAAATGGTCCTATCCATTTGAATGAGGGTATCTACCGTCAGCTTCGCCGTGGTTATACTATCTACTATAGTCGCCCGATGGGTATTACTAAGGATACTCTTATGGCTGCTGCCGCTTATATTTTCCGTGGTCGTCAAGATCTTCCTATTACGGAGCGTAAGATTAAGTTCAAGGTAGGAGCTATGGCTATGGTCAACTTAGAGAAGTTGATTAGAGAGGCTTTCTTTACTACGTTGAGTAATTTGAGCTGGGGTATGGGTAGTGACCGTATGTTGCCTTCTAATCCTATCTCTGGTACTAATGATGCTATGATCTTAGGTCCGGTACAGGTTAAGGGCGCTTTTCTTCCCGGCATCGGAAATGTAGAGTTCGAGCACGATCCTTCTTTGGATTACGCTGACATGACAGATCGTAGCGAGTTAGTGAATGGCATGTATCCTAGATCCTCCTATTCTTGTATTATTGAGAATATCACTGACGCTGGATCGACTAACGCATATTCCGCTATTCCTAATACGGCTAACGCTAAGTTAGGTAATATGAATAACAACGTATTTTATATCAAGCCAGAAGGCGTAAGCATGTGGTGGGGTTATGAGTACGGTCGTTGGGCGCACAAAGCCAACGGTAATGAGATCGTATCATCCTTGCCGGGCATGAAAGAACAATTCTGGTGCCACTCCGCTTCCGCGGCTTGGGTTATGGATAACAGTAAGTTCTTGATTATCGAGCTTCAACCGAACTACTTCGGCTAAGTTTTTTTTTATATGTAATTTGGTTTTTAGAGGGGAGGATATTCCTCTCCTCTTTTTTTTTAGGAAAGTAACGCAAAAATAAGGAAATGAAAGAGATTTTAAAATCAAAGAAGGTATTGGCCGAGGTAAACGGTTTCAATATCATGTCAGATACCTTATATGAGGTTGTAGGCAAACACGATGGAAGTGCTCCTCAGGCCTTTCAAGACGCTAATATAGCTAAAGCTCCGTTCCCGGAGAACGCCACTCACGTATGTTGCCCTTGGGATGATTTCTCCAAGGCCTATAACACCGGTTTTTATCCAAGATCAAGATGCTATAATGGTCTTGACAAGAATGAGATCGATAAGCTCGTCAAACAGCGGGTAGATAATATCATGAAGCCTTTCGAGGAAATGTCGCAGATGGATCTATCTCAAACCAATTTAGAATTTTGGGATGACGCTAAGGATAAGATATTCATGGGTAAGGTCTATAACACGGCTAATACCGTTGAGTTATTTTATTTATATCTGGCTGTATTTTCTGGCATGTTGACCCCTCAGGAAATGGATGGTGATCCTATTTTCATGAACTCCATGTTCTGTTTCATCGAGAAAGACAACGCCAAGGATTTCGTTCAGCAGCGTGAGATCAATAAGATGAATATCAGCTATAAGTTCATCAACGCCCTTAAGAATGGTGGCAAGGAACGTCAGGCTGTCATCGACCTTCTTCTGTACATCGGCATCGTGACCCGTCCTGATTTCACGGAGGATGATTATTACACCGGATCACTATCAAACTGGATGAACGAGAAGAAGACCAACATCGATTATCTGCTTGATATCTGGGATCGGTCATTGGAGGGTGATTTCAAGGAAGTTCTTGAGTTTTACCGTATCGTAAACGTCCTTCAACGAAATGGTCGTATCAATATGACTCCATCCGGATTACAATATAATGGCCAGATCATAGGACCTGACGTTCGGACATCCGCTGAGTTCTTGGCTACCAAGAAAGACTTTATTAACATAAAGGCTAATGTATTGGATGAGTATGAGGAGATCATGTCTATGTCTAATATCGATGATAAGTCCAAGACCAAGAAGGTTAAGGATATTAAGAAGAAGGATGACGTAGAGGAAGGTGATAAGATTAAGGAGGAATAACGATGACAATCCAAGAAGCGTATCTAAGGTCTTTGCAGAAGAACGAGCAGAATCTTGCCAATGGCGGGATTAAGCTTGATCCGGGAAGGTTCGTGTTGTTGTTTAACGAGGCCCAAGACCGGTTAGTTAAGTACTATCTAAATAGGAAGGATGACGAGACTATACGCTCCATCCAAAACCTTCTTGTTTATTGGATGTCGTTGGATAATGCGGGTAGGATGGATGACCCTGAGTCTACGTCCTTTAACTTACCTGACGACTATCTATGGTTCTCTAACATAAAAGGAGTTTTCTCATACAAAGGGTGTGAGGCCACTGATTTCGTTATGTGGGAGGCTAAGAACGAGAATATCCATGAGCTTCTTGGAGACGAGAATAACCGTCCTTCTTACGACTACCGTGAGACATTCTACTCCATAGGGAACGGGAAGGTCGTGGTCTACGAGTCAGGCTTCCGTACCGAGGAGGTTAAGATGACGTACTACCGCCGTCCTGTCAGGGTGGACCTGTCGGGGTATATCAACGCCGCCGGTATCCAATCCACGGACATCGACCCGGAGCTGCCCGATTATCTTGTGGAGGAGATTCTGGATATGGTAGCTAAACAATTCAACCTTAATGAGAATGAATTGTATAGATATAGAATGGATAAGGATAATGTGGCTTCTTTTAAATAAACAACGTTAGTTTGATAGAAAGACCTGCCTAGAAATAGGTGGGTCTTTTTTTTATTTCATGGTATGTGTGTTTTTGTTTTTTTATTTCTATATTTGCATAATATTTAATTGTGTAAAATATTATGATATGATTTCAAGTAGTAAAATTTTATTCGGTGTACCTATTAGATGTGATGAAGAAACATCATTTATGTCTTTGACTGACTTGCAAGAGGCTTATTTAAGAAAGAGAATCGTAGAAGGATGGAGTGATAAGAGGATAGAGGGAATTTTATCCAATAGGAATAGTTCTGAGCGTATATATTATGTTATAAAAGACAAGTATATAAGAGGTATATCTTTATCAAGTTTTATTAACGACGTAAACAACACATCTCTTGTCAAGACATTAAAATCGCTTGGGGTGTATAAATCTACCGGTAGAGGATCGAATAGGTTGGTTATGTGTGCTAAAGAGATATGGATGATGGTCGCCATGGAATTACATCCATCTATATATAATGAATGTATAAAAATGTTTGGAAGATCAGATATAAGCAATGACGCTATTATATATATAAGGGGAGGAAACGAGTATAGTGATATGTATAGATATCTGTCTTCATTTTTTAGTTCTGATGATATTGAGAGAATAATTTTTGCTATAAATAAGACTGTTACTGGTGAATGTGATAAGTTTTTATACACCAAGCAAGAATCGGAAAGGATTGTTTGTATTCAAAAAGATATATGCAAGTTTATAAAAATGGGTATATTCGAATCTGTCGATGATATAATTGATATATTGGTAAATGATGTAGATGATGATCATGATTGTAATATATTCACCTATTTGGCTGTCGATGGTTTAAGTAAGGATATTAAAATAGGTAAGACGTTTAATGTAAAGAAGAGAGAGAGGGATTTAAGATGCGCTAATCCAAGGTTAAGTATCATAGCTTGTGTAAAAGGTGATATAGAAAGATGTTTGCATGATAAGTTTTCCGGCAAGAGGATTTCAGGGGAATGGTTTTCATTGTCATCTAATGATGTTGATAATATTATAAATGAATATGGATTTGTTTTAATAGAGTAGCTTTACAAAAAATGTAATTTATTTATATGCCTATATACTCGTAATCGTGTTTTATTGTCGTGAACTCGTTTATTATTATGTTTGCGTTAGGTAAATGATTTTTAAACTAAAATATTGATAATATGTTGCACAGACCGCAAGACCGGGTACTTTTCGTATCCCCACACGCTAAGATGGTGGATGTTGATTCCATCTTCTTGAAGGAAGGACAGATCGGTATTTACGATACTAAAGATACTTCCGAGAACGGTTGTAAGGCCGTGATTGATTTTACCGGTAAGCCTCGTAACGACAAGCGTTATGAGATCCGTATCGGTCGTAATGAACAAGCGGCTTCCCGCTCTATCTATGATGATGATTTTTCCACGCCGTTATTCTCTTTGAACGAGATCGCGGAGATCTACGCTTCTTGGCCGAAGAAAGATCATGCTTATGTCGATGATGTTATCTTAGGATACAACGGTGTTTCTGATGACACTGCGTTCTCCGTTTCCAAAGGAGACCGTATCGCTATCCGCTTGGTTCTCGCTGGTCGTGCCTTTGAGCTTCTTGGCTATGAGGAGGGTCGTGTAGAGATCAATGACGCCATTCTTTTGGATGATTGTGATAATACGCCAAATCAATGCGAGGAGTGCGATCCTTGCGAGGAGGTTGATTTGTTGCCCGCCGTCCTGAAGTGTATCGAGCGGATGAAGAACCAGCCTATTGCTGGTGGTGGAAAGGTATCTGATTATATCGATATCACTCCGGTTACAAGATGCACCAACGAGGCTACGGAGCCTGAGACGGAGGACGTGAACTTCTATTGCATGGAGGTATGCGATACTGGTGATGATCTGGCGTTGGCTGAGGTTCGCGCTCAATATCCAGGATTGAAGATCGTACGTGAGACTATCGAGGGTAGCATGTCACGTTATAAGGTGATGAAGAAAGGCGCTAAACCGGCTGACTATACTCAACGCCTTATCTCTATCATGAAAGGATGTACGGATTGTCCTCCTAACTATACCGAGGTTAAGGGCGGCTATCTGTATTCTATTTCCTTGGAGGATGACGGTGTTGATATGTCTACTACGGTGGAGTCATTGCCTAACGTTGTAGCCGATACGGTTAATAAGATGAGTCAGATCAAGGGATCAGGTTTGTATATTGTCGCTACTTCAAAGAAATTGACGGATGAGGAGATCTCTACTTTCGTGGAGGCTAATCCTACGGCTATTATCTACTATGTGGCTAAGACATCCGATATGTGCGAGAACCCTACGGTTCGTACCGCTTCTTGGTCAGCTTGTGGTTCTTGCAAGGTATCCACCGAGAAGTATTATATCACGATCCCGGATGATGAGTGCGGAAACAGTGCGTTGGAGGAAATCAAACAGGCTTTCCCGGAACTGGAGATCACTGACTACGGTACTCCTGCGGCTTGCCGGCATAGCTTCCAGACAACGGTATATACTAACATGTTGTGTGATGAGTGCGACAAGGTGTTCGAGGGATTCTTCACCAGCGAGGCTCCGGCGTCCTACCGCAACCGTATGTGGAAGAAATTGGAGTCGGCTCAGGAACTTGGTACTAACTGCAAGTGCGGTATCCGTTTCCGTGGTAAGGAAATGTTATTATCTCCGTCAGAGTGCTTGATGGATAAAATGACTTATATCGAGGATAGCGTTGAGATCGTTGGCGCTAGCGGCGGTTATCCTGATTCTCTTGACGAGGGGTCTCCTATCTGGTGGGATCAACTTCACTTCGAGAGACTGTCTAGCAAAGCACCACGTACTCATGTCGGCGGTAATATGATGGATGACGAGTTGAAGGGCTACGCTCATTTCAATGGATTCCCGAAACATCAGGATTTCATGGGGCGGACGTTCATGAACGAATATAGTCGTGTAGAGCAAACGGCTCAGTACGTTGACTTCCAGATTACGCTCAATCCTCATAGATACGCTCAGGGATTCGGAAAGGTTATCGCTGATGATCCTATCAACTTGATCTTACGTGTACGTTACGGCGCTCATAAGGGCGTTCAGGAGATGATTAACATGATCGGTGCTGCCGCTGGTCTTGGCCCGGCCATCGTAACTGAGCCGAAATAAAGAACCTTTTTTGCGTTCATATATTTCCTAAAGGGGAGAGATTCAATTCTCTTCCCTTTTTTGTTATCTTTGAGGCAGTAGAATTAAAATATGATATTATGTCTGCGATAAATGAGTATTTAAAGAGACTGGCTTCTATATTCGGAAGCATGGGGTTCTCCGTTCCGCCAGATGACTTCTCAGGTGTTGTCATAGACGGAAAGACGTATCCGGTCATGATGAGGAATGACGGGTGTTACGTGTACTTCGATGATAAAGGAGTAAAGAGACTTGTAAGCGAGGTTCCTAAAAAGGACTATCAGTTCATTAACATCAAGGACGCCCGTGTGTCGATCGTCAACCAATGTTATCGTACTCCGGGAGGTCAGGTAGAGGCTCGTATCCATACCTATATGAATAATAAGGGAGAGATACTGGCCGAGAAGATATTTATCATCAACTCTTCAGATATTGATACGCCTATTGGTACGGAATTGGATAAGATTCCTGCCGAGTGGGTAGCTATAGATTGTAGCATAGCGGAGATGACCGATCGGGAGTTGATATTCGTAAGTAAATGTTACGCCACGGAAGGGGGCAAGGTCCAGATCGAGGGCGTTGAGTCAGTAGACCCCCACCTGAACCCGGAGGTATCCCATTATGAGGTGGTGAATACGACTGACGATAGCAATCCTATCGGTACGGAGTATGATAAGATACCCGATACATGGAGTCGTATAGTATGTGATTTCCCGGACATGACCCAAAGGGAGATAATACCGGTGCTTAAATGCTTTGATACCGGAACCGGAAGGGTGCAGATAGAGGGATATAAGATATTTGATTACGAGATGGGTACCAGAAAGGAATGGTATCGCGTCAAGCAAAGTACCGATCCTGAGAATCCGGTAGGTAAGTTTATCACCAGCATAAGCGATGACTGGGTTGAGGTCGTTTGTGACTTCACGGATATGGAGGACCGGGATATTGAGGTAACTGTAGAATGTTATAAGACACCGGCCGGTAAGGTGAAGCTGGAGGTTCTCACGTCATGGGACGGGAATATAGGAGTTAGGGATAAGAACTATAAAGTCCTGGAGACTACCGACCCGTCACAACCTGAGGGCGCCAGCTTCAGTTCATTGCCAGATACGTGGGTAAGGACTGTCTGTGATTTCGACGATATGGAGGAGCGTGACATCAGGTCTTATGTCGAGTGTTATGACGGAGGCAATGGCAATGTCAAGCTTCGTAGGCTGGTTTCTTATGACTCCAAGATAAAGGCAAGATACGTCCGCTTCGAGGTGCTTGAATCGGATGACGCCGGCTTCGTTCCTGGGGCCGAACTGGCTACCCTCCCGGACGGATTCTCTTTGGTGTCTTGTGATTTCACGGATATGGAAGATAGGATGCCTATTGATATCGAGGAGTGTTACAAGACATCAGCCGGAAGCGTGCGTATGAGACATGTGGTGTCTTATGACGGTGATCTTGGGAAAAGAAACCAGTTCTGGGAGATTGTGGACTCGTCTGATAATAGGTATGGGCTAGGAAATAGGATAAATAATATCCCTGCGGATTTTATCCGTGAAAGGTGTGCTCTAGAAAGGTTGGATGATCGTATTACCAGAAATGCGGTAGAATGTTACTCGACACCGGGAGGATCGGTAAGGATTAAATCCACTTACGTTATCAACCCTTTAAATCATGTTAGGTCGTATAATCATCATGTATTGAGTTCTACAGACAATGATATCCATGTTGGTACTCAATATACCTCTTTGCCATCCAATTTCGCCCGTATCGAGTGCGAGGAGCCGGATTATATGGATCGACTTATCGATACCACGGAGACTTGTTATGATACCGGAAAGGGTACGGTGAAGATCAGGAGACAGGAGTCGTTGAACGGAAATCTGGATGTAAAGACTTTCGACTATAAGATCGTTGAGTCTACCGACCCCGATCATCCTATCAATACTACCCCTACGCAGACGGTTATTAACGGCTGGACGGTTATCAGCTGTGACCTTAATATCATGGAGGTAGATGACTGCTATGAGGTTGGTGGTCATAAAATTCATTTAAAGGGATTCAGGACGATCAATCCGGCGTTACAGGATATTAAGTCCATATTGTATGTCGTGTACTCTGATCATCCTGATTATCATGCTGGAGATGAGCTTAACTCTATTCCAGAGGGGGCTAAGGTCACGATCTGTGATTACGCGGATAAGAGCCAAAGACATATGGTCCCGGTGCGCGAGTGCTATGAGGTGGCCGATGGCCGGTTCTATGTGGAGGGGAGCCGGTTGATTGATAACAATATGGTCGTAGAGCGGATGTCGTTGATGGTGATGGAGTCATCCTCCCCGACCTACCCGGTAGGGACTACGCTGACCTCCATCCCCGATGGCGCTACTATCGTGGCTTGTTTATGTCAAACCTGTTAATATCAAGGCTATGGTTAAGGTATGTAATGATTATTATATGATTGACGCCCTAGCCGGCGGTGAGGTCATAAGGAAAAGGAAATATCGTCGTGAGAATACGATGATCGGATATAAGTGGTATGATTATAATGGGGTCGAGGTAACTGACCCCATTGAGATATCACGTCTTGACGGATTGGCTACTAAGCATCAACGTGTGGATGAGGCTTATGATGACCATGCTGTTTTCATGTCGTCAACCAATTACGTTAACAGCGTTTCCGGTATACCTATGGATAAGCATATGGTTGTCGTTGAATGGAGGCCGGATAGCGAGCAGGGCTTTGTAACCATGGCTCATGATGAGGGTCTTGACGGGGATAGCTATTATATAGTTATTATCAACACCGGAGATAAGCAGGTTACGATCTACACCCCCGTAGATCCTGAGGATCCAAAGGATGGGACTTCCCGTGCGGTTGATGGCGATAACGTCTCCGTTGGTGGATCATATGTCTCTATATCCCCCAAGCAAGTAGAGAGGATAAGGGTTACTTTCCGTGATGGTAAATGGTATTATGAGTTAGTCGCAAAAACATATCCTAGTAATACTGGAGGCATTAAGATCGGGGATGTTGATTTTGTGACGTTCAGATATTTATGGGAATCAAGTTCCGGAAGGGACTTGGACACGATGACGGAAGCCCTTAATTCTAATGTTCCCACCATAGATAATCTTGCTGTAGGTTGGTCTGGCCCCGGAAATGGAGATAGCTCTGTTAGAAAAGTTCTTAAATGGGGTGGTGATAATACCGGTTCTAGTAAGGAATGTGTTTGGATGTCGGTGAAGGATTTAAGGGCTAAATATTATGATATCCTACCTGAAGAGACGTATTTCATGGCCTACGCTACATGGTTTGGATCTAAAGGTACGGGTAAATGTTCTTTTGAACTTATTGGATACAAGGGAGGTACGATGAGCCAAGATGGATATAATTTCATCAATACCGGTGGATCTGTCGTATATCAAAATACATATGATTTTATCTGCAATACCAGTAAGGGGGCGAGTACATATAAGACTTCTTATCAGAAAGTAGCCCGTATTACTTATAATAAGCTCACCAATGAGGTCTATATGTCTATAGGCGATGCTATAGATCAGGAGGATAATTATGATAAGCTGGAGCGGGAGATCAATAATATAAAGGAAAGACTTAGCGATGTCGAGAGCGAGTTGGCTGTCGTAAGACGTATAGCTGAGGGCAAGAACGCGGCGTATATCTTTGATACGGTCGATGCCATGAATGAGTGGCTGGCGGTTCCGGAGAACACGGCTAAGCTCCGTGTGGGGGACAGCTTCTGGATCAGGGAGCAGGAGGTACCTGATTATTGGTGGGATGGAACTCAGGCTTTAGAGCAGGAAGGTCCGAAGGTTGATTTATCCCCTTATTATACGAAAGACGAGATTAATAATATTGTCAATGATATCAATCAGAAGATAGAGGATAAGAGTACGCCTATTATCTTCGATACTTATATCCAGATGAAGTCTTTCGTGGATGATCCAACTAACGCCGATAAGCTTAAGGAAGGTACCATCCTGTTGATACGAGAGAAAAACGTACCTGATTATTATTACGATGGTGCTGGGATAGTTAAGATGGAGGCCGATGTAGAGCAATGTCTTTACGTTACTTTGGCTAACAAGCCTACGGAAAGCACTATAAGTTATACTCAAGATCGGGAGGTGACTAATTTCGCTCCGGGTGCTATAGCTAGATGGGTTGACGCTGACGGCAATGACGTGTTTTATAAGCTTGTTGAGATAGTAGGTGGTAAGGCTAAGTGGATTACCCTTATCGATACTAAATACGGTAATGTGACGCTACAGAGCACTTACGACAAGAACTATGAGATTGTTAATATCGTATCTGGATCACGTTTACAAGCTATAAATAGCGAGAAGAATGATATCAAGTTCGTTAATAGTGCTACGGGTAACGTGACTGTCGTGTTGAATGGGACCGTATCAGGGGGAGCCAAGAAGCTGGTGAGTATGCTGGCGGTTAACGAGGTAGTCTTGACCCCCGGAGCGGCGGTGTCGTTTACCCGGGACGGTGATGAGTTCGTGCTCACGGAGTTGTTTGGCGTTACGATCTTCCCCGATCTGGCGGATGCCAATCGTGAGGGTGAGTGGGTCATGAGTGTAGGCATAACCGGTAAACCGATCCTTATGGAGGTAAAGGAGATGCGTAAATGGGACGAGAGCATAACCAAGGAGCTTACGATAGATGAGCTTAACGAGAAGTTTCCTAACGTGGATATCGGATTCGCCGTCGTATGCAAGACCATCAACAAAGTATATGAGATGGTTAATGGATATAAGGAATGGGTGTTTTATGATATAAACTCAATTAGTTGATATGGGATTTTTAGTAGGATATGATACGGCCCTGTCCTCGGTGACGTTTTATGTTAACGAGGATAGGTTCCCTTGTTATAATGGAAGGAATGCTGATTATGTGCCTGATCCGATAGTAGATTCAGGTAATTTTAATCGTAATCTCAGGTTCTCGGCAAACAATCCAGGATTCGTGGACGTCGATTGGGGTGATGGGACAAAGGATCAATACCCTTTGGTCAAGATATCTGACGGTAGTTATAGGATAGTATTCAGGTCTTTAGATATTGAGTACAAAAAGAATCCTGACGATACTACATGGTGGTATAGGAAGGAGGATGGATCTCAGTATATACCGGTTCCTCCACATAAGTATAGCGATATCAGGCGTAGGGAGGTTACGATGAGGTTCTCTAACGTAATCGATGGGGAGTTCAATATGGAGGGTATTGTCCTCCATGAGTTTCCTGTAGTTAATCTACCTGATATAACTTATTTGGCTATGGTCAGATCCGTTCTTAAAAATGGCGATATCCCATATGACAGGATAAGTAAGAGCGTTAATCTTCGTAATATACAGATGGGGTCTTTTTCTCATCCTGGTGTATGGAGTAATTGGCCAGAAGGTTTTTTGAACATGAAAGATCTGAGGTATTTCGGATGCAATAGCATTTTTAACTTCGGGGATGATCCTGATTCTAATTGGAGAAGATTCTCTGAATGGAAGAATCTTACTATTTTTAACTTCAACTGGTGTAACATTCCTTCTTATGATCCGGCTTTTAATTCTATTCCGGCAAAAGATATAAGCATTATAAGCGATAGGAATAATATACCTGTATTTGATGAGGTGGATAAGGTAGGGGATGATAAGACAGGCGTTACCTTTATGGGTGGTGGTAGCTCATGGAAACAAGATCTGGTAGGAGGGAAATTAAATAAGATCCATAATACGTATTGTTATTTAAGTGTGGTGCCGGTAGATGATCTTCCAGATTGGTTGTATGAGGTAAGGGAATTTAGGATATGGACTTTGCGTGATTATGGTAAATTTATAAATACGCAGGAGAGGGCTGATACGTTCGTTAACACGTTTTATGATAAGATAATGTCGTGGAGTTATATAACGATGTCACAGACGGCTTCTGACGGCAACAGGAATCAGTTTTATAAACTTACCTTAGATTTATATACTTCCGCAGCTCCTACCAACAAGAGACCATCTGGCGTTTATCAAGCCCCTGAGGGGTTTGTTAAGGGTGTTAGCAACGGTAATCCTACGACGCCTATGGAGAAGGTGTATGTGCTTACCAATAACTACGGGCAGACATGGGTCTTGGCCCCTGCCCCAGCTTCTAAGGCCGCCCTTACGAGGGCAAGGCGGGCGGGGAAGGCTAGGATTACCCCGTTCGTCCTTGGCGTAAAGGACGGTCATGTATCCGTGTTCAGCGGAGATGTATTGGATGATAATATGAGTAAGTATAATTTCGCCGACAAATACGAGGCCATAGATATCTGTAACGATCTAGGATTGGACAGCTCGCCGGTTGTCGAGTATTTCAGGAGAATAGAGGAGGGAGAGGTATGAAATTGATGTGTAAGGATACGAACAACGGATCTATAACCTTTTTCACCAAGGGCAAATACGCTTTTAGGGGAGTTAACAGGAATGATACTACTGATGATGTGCCTGATCCTATATTGGATGGTAATAATTATAATGAGATTATAGGATTTTATTCTAATGCTCCTGGCATGTGCAAGGTTGATTGGGGAGATGGGAATAAAGAGCAATTCCCTTTTGTAAAGGCTAGGAGTGGATCTATATATGGTCAATATAGGTTGATGTTTAGGAGAAGGGATATAAGTTATCGTAAGAATCCGGATAGCCATCCATGGTGGTTTTATAAGGAAGATGGGAGCGAGTATGTTCCCGCCCCCAATCATGCTTATGATGATGGCATGGATAAGGAGCGTGTGATATCCATGTCTTTTACCAATGATGTTACGATGATGGAATCCTATAGGATTATGATGGTAGGTTTCCCTATACTTGATATGCCTAGCCTTATCAATATAATTATAAGTATTCCTGGGAATCGTACCATAACAGATATACCAAAGGATAGGATAATGAGATCGGTAAATACAGAGCGTATAACATTAAGTGAGTTTGGTGTGGGTTCGTTGACGTCCATCCCGGAGGATTGGAATAGACTAACTAAATTGAAAGATCTGAATTTGTCCAATTCTATTGACTTTAGTGATACCGAAGCTTCCAATATAAGGAAATTCCCTTCCATGTGGCCTAATTTGGAGATATTGCATTTAGCTGGTGGAAGGGTAAGGTTATATCCTAAGGAATGGTTATCATTCAATAATTTAAAAGAATTGTATTTAAGTCCTGGTAATGCCACATCATCGTTTGATCCTAACACATGCCCGGCTATGGATGAGGTGGATAAGATAAATTCTAGTTTAAAGATTTTCGATCATATAAATAGATGGTATGGACCTGTCGTGAGTTGGCATCCGTATATGAGCGGTAAGGGATTGGGAAACATTGAGCGTATCAACGCTTCATACGGTTATAGTAATATAGATGTAAGTAATCTCCCGGATTATATATATGAGATGAGGTCTATGAATAGCTTTTATATGTATCGCAGCTTGTCAACCCAAGGTCGATGTGATACGTTTATATCGACATTATATGAGAGGGTGATGGGATTTGATTATCTCACTATGTCTTCCTCTGCTTCCGATGGCAAAAGAAATCAGTTTTATGGATTGTATCTAAGTATGTATTCAGCTTCCAATCCTGATGATAAAAGACCTAGTGGCGTATTACAGGCTCCCTCTGGTTTTATAAAGGGTCAGTCTAATGGCTCTCCGTCGACTCCTATGGAGATGGTTTATGTGCTTATGAATAATTATGGATGGAGGTTTAGTATGGCACCAGAGGCTTCGGTGTTAAGGTCAATACGATCTTCTGATATTGACACGAGGTTGTATAATCCATATAAGCTTATCGTATTTGACGATGGGCGTACCTTTGTAGGCAATGGAGATGTTTTAGCTCATGATACGGATAAGGTATTATCGTTTGGGGATCAACCAGAAGGGGAGTATTTGTGTGATTCTATGGGATTGGACAGGAATGTTATTGTAGAATATTTTAACAAGATAGGTAATGGCTAAGACATTATATAAATATGAGGCATCATCCAACAAGTTCGTGTGGTTCACCACATGGGATAGGGCACTTAGAAATTATTATACCGATGATTATAATTATGTACCCGATCCTGTCGTTGATAATCCTTTTAATACGTATGTTGAGTTTAGATCCATAAAGCCCGGTATGGCTAATGTGGATTGGGGGGATGGGATAAAGGAGCAGTTTCCTATGACCAAGGTCCAAGGGCAGGATAATTATCGTATCATATTCCGTTCTTTGGCAATACAACACAGGAAAAATCCCAATACTACGTGGTGGTTCAGGAAGGAGGATGGATCGCAATACGTACCTGTGGATAATCACGCTTACGCTGATGGGAGGAGGGACGTACAACGGGCTGTATCGATAGATTTTACTTGTGATATTTATTATGCCAATATCCAAATTTGCAAGATGACATCTTTCCCGATCGTAGATATTCCAAGTCTTGAATTTTTGGTCGTATCGCATACGCTGTATGTTAATGATGGTATACCTGTAGACAAGTTGTCAAGATCCAAAAAGTTAATTTATATCGATCTTCAAAATATAGGGCAAAGAATGACCGTAATTCCTGAGGCTATAACCAGTAAGACAGAGGTATATTATTTAAATATGTTTAATGCGCTTGATCTTAGGGATATAGAATCTAGCGGGATAAGGAATATAAAGAATATGAAAAATCTTGAAACCCTTAACTTGTCTTCATGTTATTTGGATAGGTATATAAAGGAGTTTAATGACCTTCCTAAACTTAAGACGTTAAATATAACTCCTGGCCCCAGTGATATGTGGAATTATTTTGATATAAATACCCTTCCTTTTTTCGAGGTAGATAAGATAAATCCTAACATTACTATTTTTGTTTTTTTAAGTGATTGGATGAGTGGAGAAAGGAGGACGAGTTGGAATGATGATAATATGTCTGGAAGGGGATTGGAACATCTTACTGATTTCATGGCAGCTAATAGCAATAGTCTTAGAATGGATAAGCTTCCGGATTATATTTATGAGATGAGGGCTATTACACGGTTTGACGTGAGTGCATCCACTCATAGCCAAAAAAGATCAGATGATTTCGTGAACTCTTTCTACGACCTTGTTGTAGGATGGGATCAGATTACTATGACATCCGTGGCTAAGGATGGGAAGAGGAACCAGTTCTATAGTCTTCCGGTAAGCATGTATAATGCTATTTATCCAACCGAAACCCAGCGTCCTTCCGGAACGGAGCAGGCGCCGGAAGGATTCGTGAAAGGCTCGTCCAACGGGTCTCCCGCTACACCTATGGAGAAGATATATGTGTTAAAAAATAACTACGCCCAGAGATGGACGATTAAACCAGAATAATATTATGAATATCAATATTTTAAAATTAAATTGGGGGGGGGGTAAAATCCTATTTGCCTTATGATGAGAAGAAGAATGTTACCCAAAAGGAAGATAATAGAGGTATTCGAGGAACTATCTCCTCAGGATAATGGATATTGGGCGGTTCCTGATGGGGTCTATGAGGTTGAGTTCGCGTTGGTCGCCGGAGGTCTTAATGGAGAATCTTCCGATATATATAATGCCGGGAGTGGCGGTAACGGAGGTGGTGTACTGACTGGGACTATATCCGTAAATCCAGGTGTTACATATAGGGTGGTTGTCGGAGATATAGGTCAGGATAGTGTATTCGGTATATATCAGGCTATTGCCGGTAAAGGTGGAAGAGGCGGATATGGAGTTAAAGGGGATGGATATGATCCTTCCCCGGGAAATCCAGGGCGAGATGGATCATATGTTTTTAACAACAAATATCCTGACCGATATCCTTATCCTATGGGCGCTGGTGGTGGATCGGGGGCTTATACAAGAGGATGGAATATGGGCTTTTTATCCGGAGGGAAAGGCGGAAATCACGGGGGAGGTGATGGAGCTGGAGTCAAGGATATTGATGGTGCTATTATTAATGGCAAAAGTGGAGGTAAGGCCACTTATTATGGAGGTGGTGGAGGAGGAGCCTCTAAAGCTTCTAATAGTGGGGCTACGAGCGGTCAAGGAGGATCAGGTTATCGTGGTATTGTTATTTTACATTATTTTAAAAATGGATGATATGGATAGGAATGATATTATAAAAGAATTAGGTTCTTATTTTGATATAGTTGAATTGGTGTGTCCTCATACATACAATAAGTGGAAGGATAGATCGTGGCAGTTTCTTGATACTGCGTTTCTCCATAATCTTCTTATATTACGGAGGGATATAATCAAACAGCCTATGTATTGTAATAATTGGGACAAGCAGGGGCAGTTTTCCCAACGTGGTCTTAGATGCAACATCTGTCAGATAGTTAAGGATAAGAAAGATGTTTATCTATCCGCTCATGTGTTGGGTAAGGCTGGTGATTTTGATATCAAGTCGATGACGGCGGAACAGGCTAGAGGCTTGATCTTGGATCATCAAGATATGTTACCATATCATTTCCGGCTTGAAGGGAAGGTGGGTTGGTTGCATTTTGACAGCCTTGATACGAGGAACGGTATACACGCCGTGGTGTTTTAGATACTTAACGGTATAGTGGTTAACTTTGCGTATGGGGTATAAAATGAAAGACAAAGACATGATAGAGCGAGTGGGGGTTTTATGGAATATAGCGCTTGCGTATGGTGCCTCTTGCTGGGCTTACTTCCAGCCAGTGCATCATTTATTGACCGTATTACTTATAGTATTAATAGCGAATTTTTTGGCTAGGTTAGCGCAAAGCGTAAGGGGCTGGAAGCTCCGTAGAAGCCGTAGGAGGAGGTTTAGTTTCAAGAGATGGCTTAGGGAGGTCAGGTTCACTGATATTCTTAAGGAGTTCGCTTTGTCTTGTTTTATAGTAATGACATTATGTGTTATATATAAGACGTTATACCCGATCGAGGAGGAGGCTAGCATGATATTTACCGTTACCAAATATGGGGTGTATATAGCCCTTGTTGGATATGTGATGCTTTTCCTGAATACGATAGGGGATACTTTCGCTGACGCTTATCTGGTTAAGGTGTTCAAGGCTGTATTCAAGAGGATAAACGTATTCAAGATGTTTGGCTTCTCTAAAAACATACCTGACGAGATGTTTGACGATATAAAGAAGATTGCTGATGATAAGGTTAAGGATAAGTCTTAAGGCTGTTTTTTGTTTAGGTCTGTCGCTATTCCTGTCCTCTTGTGGAAGCAGGAGGCAGGTTAGCGACACGTCTATAGATAATCGTTTGATAAGCAGGATAGAGACGATGATAGATGAGGTCATGGACCGGAAGATCGTAGAGATCAGGACATCTGATCTTAATGCTGATATTGTCATAACTGAGAGGAAATTCGATACTACGAAGGAGGTGGATCCATCCACTGGGGAGCGACCCGTGTCCTCCCAGACGGACGCTCATATCGTCATCGGCCGGCGGGATAGCACGGTGACGGTCGATTCCCTTGGCATTGATAAGACGATCACCGGTATTGAGGATATTGATAAGAAGACAGACATCGAACATGAGGATGTAGATGATAAGAAAGAATCAAGATGGCCAATAGCTATCACATCAATTAGTGTGTTGTTGATATTATTGGTTTTAATATATTTGCTAAAGAAGATGAAGGTTTTATGAGACGAAGAATGATTGAATGTACTAGGGGGGGGTGATTGACGATCATACTAGATTCTTAATGAGATTCAATGGTAATTTTAAGGTAGAGGGGAATCCTACTCCCTCTGGCAATCTCTTTATAGCCAATAATGGCAATCTTATCACCGATGGCTCAATACAATGTGTCCAATATAACAAAACGGATCCTTTTCTTTATACTATCATAAACACCAAAGAATCGTTATTGCCTGAGCTGTTTTATGACGGTCATCCATTTACTATAGACTTTTGGTATAAGTCAACCAATCTTGTTACAAGTTGTTTGGTTGAGCATGAATATCCTAATGGTATTTTTTATTTTGGTGTAGTTTTAACAGGTACTGGTTTTTATTTTTTATTTCAAGCTCAACAAGCTGGTTGGCATGTTGATAGAGTTGAGGCAAACAAATGGTATCATATAGCTATAGTCAGAAGCAGTAATGAATATGACATATTAAGATGTTTTGTTAATGGTATACTTATTATTAACACGAAAATCAATAATACGCTTTCCCTTAGGTCTTATAACCTAGGTATTAATACACGAGGTGATGGTATGGATAACGGAAATTTTATGATGGACGATTTCAGGATAAGTGATATAGCTAGATGGGAGTCAGATTTTGAACCTCCAAAAAGAAAGGGGCTATGATCCCTCACCGCCCCCTTATCTGATTAGTTTTTAAAGGATATGCAAATAGCATAAAGGTCAGTCCCGGATTCGAACCGGGGTATATGGTTTTGCAGACCACCGACTAAACCACTCATCCAATCGACCGTGATGCAAATATAAAGATTTTATTTGACCAGATAACTTAATTGACCATCTTTTTAACTAACAACTTTCCTTAAAGCCAAATAGTTCTTATTTAACTTCTGGAACCGTAGAGATAATTGTATAGACAAGTATTGTTTTTAGGTGACTCTTGCTGGAAGCCAATAAACAAGGTGGCGGCGTCATGGCGTGGGGCTGGTGGCTGCCTCCCATGGCCGGCCAGGAGCGGAGCGACTCACGACCAACCCTGCCGATTCCCTTTGGCACTTCACGCTTTAGCGCAGAAAAGAAGTAAACATATAGGATCATTATGTTTAAAGATAGTAGTCATCTGTCAAATAAGATCGAATGTAAGGATATAGTAAATATCTCAATAATACAATCATAAAGAGTCTTGAGTGGGATTATTAAGATCTTTATCTGCCAACATACTACTCATTTTTAAATTAATGTTTTTTGGATGTCTACTTTAGATAATAAAAGGCGTTAGCTAACATCATTTCATTAATAGGGTTATTAATTAGAAATTGGTAAGAATTAAATAAAGGAATGCTTTATAATGAGATTTGCTTCAGAAAGAGGCGAAGCTTCTTATTACACATGTCACAAAATGGACAACTGTGTTTCAGCAAGTTATGTTATTAATGAAATAATAATGGTGATATATGGGAAAATTAATTCATCTTATTCTTTTAAAGGTCTTATATTTTGCTTATATTTGAAGTGGACAAAATATGAACAATATGAATTTCGACTTGAATTATATAAGGAAATGCTCTTCTATGATAAAGGAATTTCCGGTGTATACCGAGGCTGAGAAGAAGCAGGTAGATGAGGGGCGTACTTGCATTAAGCTATCTAAAGGTCAGCCTATATATCCGCGTAATTTCAAGAAACGTAGAGATACTTTCGCTGGCGCTGATTATACCACGGCTAATCCTAGGAACATCAGTCCTGATGATATTTATATACCTCCCTACTTTAGGCTTAAGATTATTATGGCTATTATCATCAACTTTGATAGAGCTATAGTGTTTAATAGGATATCTGATAAAGATTTTAAGCTAGGTATGACGTACCGGTTTATCTATGAGTATGTAGGATCGTTTAAGTGTTTTGAGAAGGCTTATAAGATGATATCGATGGTAGTTGATAGCGAGTTGTCGATCATGAGATCAATCGGTGATTATAATTATAAGTGGAATATTCGCAAGGTTTATCCATCATGCTTTGTAGGCAAGGCTAAGTTCAGGTATATTGGCGGCGAGGACAATGCACCTGTAAGTTCAAAGGGGAGGGCTAATAAAGCTAGAAGAGCCGCTGTTGACTACAAAGTTATGATTATGGTGAATATCATAAATACCAGATCTGCGAGTAAGATAAGGAAGATGATTGACTCTGATGGTAGTCTTAAAAACAATGGTAAAAGGTTTGACGGTAGGAATGATAAAGTTCTTTTCAGTATATTCAATAGTCATTTGATTCACGAGGGGTTTAAGGAAGTTAAAACCTCGTCCTTATATAAGTACTTGAAAGAGGCCTTAGATTTTTTAGGTGTAAGTCTATTAGAGTTAAGATCTATTGCTGATAGAGCTATTTCTGACATAGAGGATGGCAAGGAAGGATATGAGCCTGGCCTATGCTCTTATGATGACTGTTTTGATATTAATTCTTTTGTGGAGGATTCGTGATGAGTAGCTTTAGTATCATAAGAGGTGGAGATATGTCCATCGTATTTAACCACGATAATAATATGTTTAATATCCAAGAGCTATCGGATTCCATTGGATGTAAGAATATACTGTCATCTGTCGTAAAAGATCCTTTGAATGGGTCGATGTATGTTATTAAAGAGATATCCGATCAGAAGTGGGGAGATATAGTGGCTTTGGTCAGATTCGGATGTTTGTTGAATAAGTCTCTCGTAAAGGAGATAGTCGTCAAATCTATAAGATTGTGGGTAGATATTTGTGGTATGTCTTACAGCGATATCAAATCATCTACATCCGATCCTATATACAATACGTTCCTTTTTAGCGGCTATATGTCTTTGGCTGGGGATAATCCTGACCTCAAAAAGTTTATCGTGTCTCTTAGGAGTAGAATGCTTAGATATGATCTCACATGCTTATGTCTTTATTTAGCTATGTCTATGGCTATCAATGGAGGTATAATTCTAAGCGAGCAGGATCTTCTTGATGCTCTTATCTTATAGCCTCGTTTGTTTTATCGATCAAATTAGTATCTTTGTGAAAAAGATACTAAGATGAATCAGATCAATATCATACCGAAGATAATTCATGATAAGTTTGCCGCTAGGATTATCATGGATGATTACGATATAGAGAAGCCTATCGTAATTACTGTCGTAGCTAGGCGTAACGATGGTGAGTATAATACCCAGATATTGACATACCCGACATCGGGAGTCGATTATGAGGGTAATGTAAGGATGGTGTTTTTTGATGTCGCTAGGTCTCATGTTTGTCAGATAACATCGGTGTTTATCAACGGTCATGAGGTTAAGACATATTATACCGATATCCCGGATCTTGATATGCAAGCCCGTTATGACGATAGCTTATGCCGGTACGATAAGAAGGTTAATATGAATGATATTCGGCTGTCATTTCAGGTGCTAGAGACACGTGATCCCAAGGTGTTGCAGGTTCTGGATGAGTCCGAGTGGGGGCTACTGGAGGACAGGAAGGCGATTATCGAGATCACTACGCCGGGCATGTCCGACCCCGTTACGTTGTTTCTTGGCAAGAATCAGGTCAATACCTTTACCAGCCTAACACTAGGTCTCAATTGCTTTAATTACGATGATTGTAATGTCAAGTATCTTGATCTTCCAGACGGTATATATGATATTAAGATCATAGGTAGCCCTTCTACTTACAGCTTCAGTCGCAAGTATCTTAAGACGGATCTTATACGCAGACGTCTCGACCGGCTATGGATTAAGACTGATGTCTTATGCGAGGACAAGGATAAGGATCTTATAAATAAGATACAGGAGATGGAGACACTTATGGTCGTAGCGGAGGCTAACGTTAGGTTGGACAATATAGAGGCGGCTCATGAGATCATTGATCGTGTCGGAGAGCTTCTTGAGATGGCTACCAATTGCGTGGATTGTTAAACATAAAAATATTTAGTCGTGGGTTGTAATACTTGTAGGGAAAAGGCATTAAGGGCCGAGAGAGAAAGAATTGAGAGAAGTATGATGAATCATTCTTCTTCTACCGTTGTTAGCGATAAGGAATATGCTTCTAGAAGCACCGCTGGATGTATGGTTATGCAAGATCCGTTGCAGACCATGGAGCGTGACGTGGTTAGTATATATAAGCAAGTTCGTACCAAGGGTGATGGCGTTGGCGTATCTTATCTTAATATGCAGAAAAAGATCCGTGAGTGGATCAAGAACCTGCCATATGGATGCCCGCCTGACGAGGAGGTACAGGAAATGAGAAAGGAGATTCTGGATGGGCGCTCAATCTATATCAAACCTTGATAGGACGGATTTATGTAAGTCCGTAGACGAATGGCTGTCCTGCCAATGGGGTAGATATATGAGATACCATAGGTATAGGATCGGGGACAAACCCGATATATCCTATTGGGGCAAGATGATTCGTCTGCAAAGGTCATTATGCGATAATGATTGCGGGTTATGCCCGGATGAGGTAAGATTGTTAAAGGAACGTGTTAATAAGTTACTGGCATGAAAAAATACAGTTGTTCACATATAACCCCGTCCACTTGCGTACCTTACGAGGGTGATCTTCCGGAGTGGTCAAAGCATAAGGACTCTGATGAATGTGTTATGATCTCTGACGTTATAGAGGAGATATATGAAGAGCTTACCCGTATCAGGGAGGCTATAGATGTCAGGGATCTTGGTGAGTCTTGCGTGAAGATAAATGGCGATAAGACTGTAGCTAAAATCCTTTACGCTATTGAGGATAAGATTTGCAATGGGTAATTAATGTCCTGATTTTAGGATATTAAAAATAGCCAATCGGTTTGTGTTTATCATTTCGATTGGCTATTTTTGTATGTCCACTGACTCTCACGAGGGAGTGGACATAAAGTAATTAATTATTAACTTCAAAATTAGATTAAAAAATGAAGACGGTAAATGTTTTGACAAGAAAAATGGGTGATTTTAACGTTTTTCAAAGAACTAGTGATGGTTATTTTGATGCCAACAGTTTACTTAAGCAATGGAATGATAATCCCGATAACACGAGAAGACGGCTTGATGATTTTATGAATAGTGGTAGAACTAAGGAATTTATTAGTGCTTTATCTGAAGATGAAAGCCATAGGAGAAAAATCGACATTGGTGATAATCAATTAGTTATAAAAGTAAAAGGTAAGACAACTAAGCATGGTAAAACTCCTGATAAGGTGTGGATGCATCCTCTGTTGTTTATAAAATTTGCCATGTGGATAAATCCTAGATTCGAAGTTCAGGTGTTGAGATTTGTACATGATCAACTTATAGATTACAGGGATAAGGCTGGTGATGTTTACAAGAGGATGTCTTCCGCTTTATCTAAAATAATTGAATCTTCAAGACTAAGAGATAAAATACAAGATTTGGCCAGATCCGTAAATATTATTGTCTATGGCCTTCATGAGACTATGATAAGAAACTCTGTTGGCGAGGAGGCCAAGGCTAAAGAATTGATGGAGCTGGAGATTGATATAGCCAAGATGATTGAGTTTGGATATATAACTACCGAGGAGCAATTAAGAGATTATCTATATAAGGTTTTGAGAAGCAAAAAGGCTCTTCCTTTGTAATTTGATTTTAAATTGTATCTTTGTGACAAAGTGAATCATAATGGTATACGGTAATAAAGAAATAGTTCGGACGTTCACCAGAAACAACCCGCCTGCCGGGTACGTGGGCGGCTCTGTTGACTACCGGGTCCCGGCCAACGTCTATTTTGGCGATACGCAGGAGGAGGCTGACAACAAGGCTGAGGATGATATCAAGGCCAACGGTCAGGACTACGCCAATACATATGCCGACATAATACCGGCTGTATGGTATAATGATCAGGTATGCGATGAGTTTATCAAGAACAATTGCGTAAGCGGTAAGGGATCCAAGGAGCAGGTATGTATAGAGGAAGGCAGGTTTGTCTCTTACGTATCTAAGAAAGATGCCAATGATAAGGCCATGGTGGAGCTTGGACGGATCGGGCAGGGAGAGGCCAACTCCGTCGGGGCTTGCTGCGAGGACTGGGCCTCACAGCCTTTTCGTGGCTTGTTTTACAAGAACGATTGTGAGGCTGGCACATCAGGCAAGGAAGGTATTGTATATGAATTACCAGCCGGAGCTGTCATATCCGATATCTCCCAGATAGACGCCGATACGTTAGCCTATAGGAAGTTCATGAAAGAAGGTCAGGAGAAGGCTAATGCCGAGGGTAGTTGCTCACCTGTATTCTATAATACTATGATCGGTGATTGGTTCGAGAAGATATGTCCATTCGGATATAAGTCCGGTAAAGTATATTACTCTATCAAAGCCAACAGGTTTAGGTCATGGATATCGGTTGAGGATGCCAACGCCAAGGCTCGTGAGGTTTTGATGGTAGAGGGACAGGAGTACGCTGATCTTAATCTTGAGTGCGAGAAATGGATCGAGAATATCGATCAAGAGGATCAGTGTTATTGGTAAGAATGCGTTTGTGTTTTCCATAATGTTAGATTAGTGTTTTGGAGGGGATTGTGTGTCTCCTCCATTTTTTTTGTATATATATCAATGGTGATAAGTTTATATACTGTAATACACTTGCTTATATGTTGAATATATTTTATATTTGCATACCTATCTATTCATCTCGAACCGATAGGTATTATGTTTAATTTAAAATATTGTTCAAAGTTATGAAAAGTCGGGTTGAAATCAAATCTTCTGATAGGAGATTGATGGGCGTTGTTATACCTGCGCTCAGTGATAATGGTTTTGTTAACATCACTTTAGCTATGAAAGTCTTGTCTGATGATAGGCTTAAAAAGGGTTTATCTCCTAAGAAGCTTAATGATATTATTAAGTATGATGGCTTTCAGGAGAAATGCAGGGAAATAATTAGTAGACTAGAAAACAGGGATTTATGTAAGCGGATAAATATCAGCCTACAAAACAAGACCCTAAATCTTAGTGATTTAAACAAAATGGGGTTGGCATGCCGAAAGGGTAAGGGGGATGGCCAAATGTGGTATATGAATCCATATCTTTTCCTCGTGGTGGCTATGGAGATGAGTCCTGAAGTTTGTGCCGATGTCGTAATGTGGTTTGTTGATAATATCGTAGGGGTAAGAAATGCAGCTGGTGACGCTTATATAGAGATGTGCAGCAGTGTATCTTCGCTTATAAGCGATAAGAGCAATTTAAAGGAATCGCTATCAAGGATTGCTAAGGGTATTAATTTCGTTGTTTTCGGTGTGCATGAGGAAGGAATAAGAAATAGAGCCTCCTTCGAGGAGCTAGATATGATAGTATCAATAGAAAGAAATATATCTTATGCTATTAAGGCTGGATATATAAAAGACTATGATGGCGTTATAAACGATTTGGGAAGGCAGTGGAAAGACAGATGGGGTAATCCTGTTCTTAAATTGAAGTCCTGATCTTATCTTGTTGTTATGGTTTATGGGTATAGGGGATGCGAATGACGTGTCCCTTATATTGTTTAATAACGTATGTTGTCTTGTTTCCAAACCAAATAAGTATCTTTGCTAAAAACATTAATATTATTAATATGTGTAATACAGGTGGTTGTTGTCATGATCATTCACGGGAATGTCCCGAAGAGTGTTGTCATGGCGTTAAGATAGATAAGTTTCTTAACAAATGTTATGATGATCCTTGTGATCCTTGCGATCGGGATTGTCAGAACGAACCTTGTGTTGGTTATGGATGTCCTATAACCTTGTATGATAAATGCGTCTTGTACTCAGGTGATGAGTTGGTAGCGGATGGCATAGAGAAAGGTACTGACATTTCTGTCGTTATAGACTCATTGAGGCGTATTATAGCGTCTAGGGATAAGCAGATAGATTTATACCATCGTGAGGTTCTGGATTTGAAGAGGATTATAAACGAGCTTGTCAACGCCGGTGGTAGCGGCGGGGATAGCGGAACTGAAGAGGAGGTTTGGTGATGAACGGTTGCAACAAAAAACAATACAGACCTACTGTAGACGACACGAAAGTACCGTGCTCTACGTACATGAGTACCGATTGTATTTACCCAGGTGATAAGGTACGTGTGGAATCATTGGGATTATCCCCTAATTGCGATATGTCCGATACCCTTAACGCTATGATAAAAGCCATACGGGATAGGGATGCCGAGATACTTGAATTAAGAAGAATGATCAATAAATTGATTTGATATGAGAAATAATTGTAATCCATGTAAGCCGGAATATAGACCGGGGAACGAATGTAGTATCTACAGCTCCCAGATCATATATGACGGTCAGTCGTTTCCTGAGGCAGATATCAGGAACGGTGATGGCATGAATAACGTAATCGAGTCTCTGGTAAGGAAGCTGGTCGCCGTATCTGGCGCCACGGCGTCCATCCAGCGTGACTCGTTCAAGGGCGTTCAAGCTGTCAGATTAAGATACGAGCCGTTAGTCGTGCTCAGCGTTACCTATTGTGGCACTATTGTCCCCAATGACGGGTATGTCGTTTCTGGCAGGTCCGTTAAGTTTAAAAAGAAATATTGCATGGGTGATGAGTTCACTGATGTTAATATCGTATATACTACATTGAATAGTAATATTTTAAATACCTCATGTTATGGCTAAAAGAGTGTACGATACGGTCTTGGCTTCCGAGTGCGACGGCTGGGTATGTGGTGAGACCCTCAAGAAGGGATCTCTCCCCGTAGACAGGTTAGAACTTGATTCTTTTTCAGAGGCTGTCAGGGAGCTTATAGAACGGTTTTTCGAGGAGGGATGGTTGCCGGATATGATCTGTGATCTTGGTTGTGGAGGCGCCAGCGTGTTTGAGATTAAGCCTACTAACTTCGAGTATCCTCCTGAGGGTGGCGAGCAGATTCTGGAGATTATCGTAGGTAAGAGTGATAAATGGACTATAACTCAAGCGGAATGATATGAATAATTTAAAAGATATTCTTGCTAAGATCGAGCAAGGCTCCTCATGGGTGTCCTACGACAAGATTTCCGGTACCGGCCCCGACAAGGTGGCGATCAAGGTAGAACCGGGATGGATGGGTAGGTTGCCTAGGGAGACTTACGTGGCGGTCGAGAAAGGCAAGGTTACGAAGCTCGCCACTATAACCCAGAAGGGTATGGAGCGGGTAAGCGTGGATCCGACCAATATCATGTTCGACATGGAGGGTGGGACGGCGACCATCAACGCCAAGCTCAACTCCGCCTCGGTCAAGGCTTCCTGCCTTACTCTTGGTGGTTCGGTGAGCAAGTCCTATATAGTATCCATGAACGTGAACGGTTTATCCATGAAAGTCCCGGAAGAGGATAGCAGGTATATAGTGTATGCCGATCCTGAGGATCCCGGAGCCACTGATTTGTATGAGGCTAGCTTTGTCATAGCTATGCCTAAGAATATGGATAACGAACAACATCATGAGATGTTTGTCTTGAACGGTAAGGTTGTTAATATCAATCAACAGTCTAATAATATACCTTATATCATACTTGATCATGACTTCGATAACGTGACTAGCGAGAACGGTCAGGTTGTCATCGATATCAAGTCCAATACCGAGTATGATATTGAGCTGGTATGTTGCACTTGCGGTGATGGTAGTGAGCCGGAACCGGAACCACCCTTCAACGTGGATCCGCAAAGGTTGACGCTTAATAAGGATGGTGATACCCAAATCGTGAGGGTAGAGGCCGGGGATGATGTTTCATGGAGAATAGAGGAGAATTGATATGGCAAGGGAAATAGATAAGAATTGCGTTGAGGGTAATTGCTTTGCCATTAACGACAAGAGCCATGGGGTAGGCGATAATAAGCTTAACATCGTATACAAGGCTAATTACACCGGTCGGATCTGTATGGCTAAGTTCCGTATAACGTCAAAGGACGGTAATATTGTCAAGGAGTATATGATAGCCCAAGACGCCAAGCCCGTTTATTATAATATCAAGATGGTTCAGCCGTTCACCAAGGATGACTGTCTGGCCAACCAACATGGATCGGTGGTGTTGTATACGGTCGAGGAAAGGACTTACAAGTCGTTTATCTCGCAGGAGGACGCAGACGCCAAGGCTATGGGGGATATAGCCCTGAACGGTCAGAAATACGCCAACGAGCATGGTGAGTGTATAACCGATATCTGGTATAACAAGGAGCAGAGAAAGACGTTTATACATAATAATTGCGATAAGTTCAGTGACGGTCAGGAATATGTTTATATCATTCCTGAGGGCAAGTACGTATCTTCCATCTCTCAGGAGGACGCCGATAGAAAGGCTCTTGAGGATATTGAGAAGAACGGTCAACAACAAGCCAATTTGGAGGGTGAGTGTAAGCCTAAGGAGAATATCTATTATGGTAAGTTTAGCAAGACCTTTACCCGTAACAATTGTGATTCCACCCAATACGGTACGGATGTGGTTGTTAACGAGACGATGGTTACGGGAGACTTCAGATCCATCGTGTCTCAGGAAGACGCTAATAGCCTAGCAAGGGCTGCTGTCGAGGCTCAAGGTCAGGATATAGCCAATATCAAAGGTAACTGTGAGAAGATACCGGTATTTACCGGATCGTATTCCAAGGTATTCCAGAGAACCAACTGCCCTGAGGGTTCTACTCCTGTTGACTTCACTGTGGACGAGAAGATGTGTTCTGGATATCCGTTCACTTCTATGGTATCGCAGGATGCCGCCAATAAGCTGGCGCAGGACGCTGTCGAGGCGCAAGGTCAGGCTATCACCAACGAGCGTGGCGACTGTCAGACTAACGTCTACTATAACGTAAGGATGGAGAAGACAGTCACTAGAAACAATTGCGATGAGTTCCATATCGGTCAACCTTATACTTATGTTGTAGCCGCTGGTAAGTACTTCTCTATTATCTCTCAGGAGGATGCCGACAATAAGGCTAAGGCCGATCTTGAGGCTAACGCCCAGCAACAAGCCAACCTAGAAGGTGAGTGTAAGGAGAAGACGATCTACTACGGTAGGTATAATAAGGAGTTCACTCGTAATAACTGTGATGAGACCCAATACGGCACCAAGGTTGTCGTGGATGAGACTATGGTGACAGGAGATTTCAGGTCTACCGTATCTCAGGAAGACGCCAACAATAAGGCTAAGGCCGCCGTCGAGGCTCAAGGTCAGGATGTGGCTAATGTGAAAGGTAAGTGCGAGAAGGTGCCTGTATATACCGGTACTTATACACGTACGTTTACCCGTAACAATTGTGGTACTGGCGCTGGTGGTACTTATACGGTAAATGATAGGATGGTTGACGGTTATCCGTTCACGTCTACCGTATCACAGGAGGATGCCAACAACAAGGCCAAGGCCGCCGTTGACGCCCAAGGACAGGCTCTTGCCAATATCCACGCCCTTTGTACGTACACCGGCCGTGCTTCCTTGGAGTTCACGAGAAACAACTGTGGTGAGTGTAAGATCGGATCTAAGGTGACGATCACCCAAGATATGGTAGAAGGACATCCATTCCAGTCTAACGACTCCCAGACCGCCGCTGACGCTATGGCTATGACCGCCGTACAGGCTCAAGGACAGGCTTTGGCTAACACCAAGGGTACTTGCTCTAACGTCACTATGTATACCGGTAAGGCTAGCTTCGAGTTCACGAAGAGCAATTGTGGCGCTAATCAGGTAGGAAATCCGTTCACCGTGACACAAGATATGGTGGAAGGTCATCCGTTCCAGTCTTGCGTGTCACAGGATGAGGCTAACTTAGTCGCTATGGCCGCTGTCATGAATCAAGGTCAGAAGATCGCCGATGAGCGTGGTACTTGCCATGAGGCTCCTAAGTACACCGGTCATTATAGCGAGGCGTTCGAGAGGAATAATTGTCCGTCTGGTCTTATCCCGTCTTCGGTTACCGTGACCGAGGCTGACGTGACCGGAGGTCCGTTCTACTCATACGAGAGCCAGTTCGCCGCCGATGAGCTTGCCAAGGCCGCTGTCAAGGCGCAAGGTCAGGCTATAGCCAACGATCGTGGTACTTGTGATGAGTTGAAGATATATGTAGGTAATTATAGCAAGGAGTTCACTCCTAAGTGTCCTACTTGTCAGTACGCCGATCCTATCACCGTAACCCCGGATCTTATGGGTCAGTTCTTCACCTCAACCCGTTCTCAGGAAGAGGCAGACGCTTTGGCTAAGGCCTATATCGACAGAATGGGTCAGGCGTTCGTCAACAAGAACTATGATGACACGTGTCATACTAAGACCGAGCAACCGGTATGGGAGACTATAGAGACCGTATGTAAGGACTGTATCTCTCAATTACATCAACGTAACACCAACACCTGTTATACTGATCCTGATAATCAAGAGCGGTATATAGCTGGTGGTAATAATACATGTTTCTGGTTTGGTACGGCATCCAAGGCCTTTACCCGTCAATGTGCGGATGGTGGAGTTGGAAGCTCTGTTACCGTAACTCATAATGATGTTACGGATCCAAGTCCTAGCTCTGATGGTAAGTTTAAGTCATGTGTATCCCAAGCTGACGCTAACGCCAAGGCATTGGCCGCCGTGAACTCTCAGGGTCAGGCCGTGGCTAACTCGAAGGGTACTTGTACTTGGACAGGAAGCTATACCGGTCAGGTTAGGAAGAACAATTGCGCTGATGGCGGCGTAGGAGACATGGTATCCGTAAGCAGCAGCAAGCTTCCGGGACACCCGTACACCTCCACCGTTTCCTTGGCTGACGCCAACAAGAAGGCTGAGAACGCGGTTCGTGGATCTGATGGTCAGGCTTACGCCAATAAGAATGGAGGATGTACATGGACTTACGTGGCAAGCCGTGACTTCTATAAGAACAATTGCGCCGGAAGCGGGGTTGGTCAGAGAATAACAGTGACCTCTACGCAGGTTAACGGCGGTACGCCTATCACCAGCAAGGTTTCTTTGGCTGATGCCAGAAGCAAGGCCGAGCAGATCTTAGACCAGAAGGGACAGGATTACGCTAACCAACATGGAACTTGTGTATGGACCGGTACTGGAAGCGCTACATTTTATAAGGATAATTGTGGTACATGTAAACATGGTGTCGCTCTATCCGTTCCTTATAGCGCCTTAGGGTTGTCAGCGTTGACATCTACCGTATCTCAGGCGGATGCCGACAGCAAGGTTCAAAACGCTTTCAAGAATGATACGGCGACTAAGACCGCCGCTCAAGCTTACGCTAATAAGAATGGTAATTGCGCCGATGACGATGATACCCCATCTTATGATGATTGGAGTTACTATTGTAGTGGATGCGATTATCGTAGGAGTAGGAATCAGACCAATCCTTGCTCTTCAGCCCCAAATCAAGATGAGTTGGTTGAGTCCGATTCGAGATCTTGTGGATGCGGGTGTGATAATACATATCATATGGATAATAGCAGGTGTAATAATGGTAATAGCGAGGAGCATTATTCTAGCGAGTGCAATCCTACAGGATATTGGCAGAATGGTGGTGAACATTGCTGTAATCCACATGACTACACTGTCTATACCAATGAGGTATGTAAGGGATGTTCGGGCGAATGCGGTGATGTATGTGTTCCTGATAGCCCTATTAAGGTGGTTAGCGCTGGTGAATTTTGTGCTTCTTCATTGAATCTGGCTAGTGAACAAGCTTATAACAAGTATAAAAAGTCCAAGGATGTATTACAAAATTTAGTTGATGCTAGGATATGTCCTTCTAAGGTTGGCAATGATGACCGATGGGGAAATGTCAAGGCTACGAACTGTCCTAGCAACTGTACTCCTAAGACTATCAGTTATAAGCAAATCGCTGGTAAATATGAGGCTTGTACCAAGGCCGAGGCAAACAGAATAGCCGACAATAACCTCCAATCCGATGGTATCTCTTACGCTAATGGCTTGGCGAAGGCCGATAGATGCGATTGCGTGGAGCCAATAAAGACGTGGAGCGCCAACGCTATGCTGAGCGGTGATCCTTGTAATGGTCTGCCTAGTTCTACATCTGCATTAAGGTGCTCCTATGAAGTGTTTTACAATAATCAATGTGGATCATCTAAATCAATAACCGTAACTGTTACTGGCAGGAATGATAATGGGCAAACTGTTACGGCTGGAAGTACTACCGTAAGTATACCTACTGGGTCTGGTAAAAAAACCGGTGTCATAGGTTTTGATTCAGGAGTACGATGTGGGTCTATAAGTGTTTCTGGAGGAGGATCTGGGAACTGTTAAGATTCTGATGTATAACAAAAAAAGGAGAGGCTAATAAGTCTCTCCTTTTTATTAAAAACCATAACAGCAGTGATTGTCAACAATTACCTGAATCATGACCAGAGATTGTTACATCTCCACATACCACTTCTCGGCTAAAATATACACTTCCACTCTTGGTTCCGGATCCTGCGGGAATTGTAAAGCTAGCGCTATTGACCTGCTCTTCTCCGTTTTGTGTATATCCTATACCACTCACAGAACCAGATATAGATCTACCACATTGATTATTATACGTAATCGTAAATCCTCTTGATGTGACAAGTTGTTCATGGCTCATGCAATCATTATTCATAGATACCGACCATGACCACGTCTTTATTGGCTCCACGCAATCGCACTCCATCGCATTGGCTTTTTCCTGCGCTAGTCTCTGTGCGTCAGCCTGTGCCGCGGCGGTAAGTTGGTAGTTTCATCAACCTTGTTTATTCTATTTTCGATAGAAATGACTAATATTGTATCACTAACATTAAAAAAAAGTAAGATTATGGCATGTGCTAAGAAAAAGAAGATGGCAGAAGGAGGCAAAGTCTCCGAGAAAAAGAAACCTCAAATGAAATGCGGAGGTAAGGTTAAGAAGAAAAAGTAATAACAGGAGGGGTATATCCCCTCCTCAGTATTTAGCATATGAAAAATTCAGAATTTGTATCTAGGATCATGAATGACATGAACTCCATCAATAAGGACGCTCATGTCAGTAGAAGATGGATATTGTCCATAGGCAGGCAAAAAGCAAGGTCTTATATAGCCCAGAAGTATGCTGATGGAACCTTGTTCGGCGAGGAATCGCTGTATACTCATATCAATTGCATGGAAATGGAGAGGGTTCGTAAGGTAGATTGTTGCTTTGATGAGTTTAAGTTATGCAGGATACTTATGAGATCCAAGAAAAGATTGCCCGATATGATATATACCCGTATAGGACCTGCTATCATCAAAGTATCAAATATCATGGATGATATTATATTTACCTCCATATCGTTAAGAAAATACGCTAACAACAAGGAACGTAAATACGGGAATATAGATCAATACTATTATTATGTCAATGATGGATATATCTATATACCAGATATTAACATAGAGGCTATAAATGTTGATCTTATAACTCTCGACAGAAAAGCGGCGTTAGAGCTAGGGGGATGTGGAGCTGAAAAAGATAAGCCATGTACATCTCAATGGGATTATGATTTCATATGCCCAGACAAGCTTCTTGAATATGTGGTTTCCGAAACATTAAGGGAAACTGTAACCAAATTGCAGATCCCTACGGATGAGAACCCGGATATGGATATTAATAAGAAAACACAAAAAATTCAATAACATGAATCTAATAAGATCAATAATCAATTTCTTTGGTTTCAATGACGCCATAGTTGACGGTATAGGCGAAAGAGGGATGAGGGATAGCTCAATCATAAGATATAATGAGGTGCATGATATGTATGACAAGATTATAAAAGATCTGGGAGATATGTCGGCTTACGTATCCAAGGGTTATATCTATGATAAGATAAAGGAAAGAACGGGATTAAGTACCAGACATATTAGTAGGATATTGAATCATACTAAGAAAAGAGATCTTAGGTTTATTTGACATACTCCCATCACTAAAGCAAATGGGATTCTTGGATACAAACGCAAGAAACCCCGATATTACTATCGCTGGAATTACTCTTGCTCTCCAATTCGGAAATGCCCTTCCGAAGTATATTACGGGCCGCAAGAACATCACGGTCGTTGATAGACTCGCATTTTGGACAACACCATGTGCGATCTCTCAACGACAAGTTTTTATTAACAAACCCGCATTCACAAGTCTTTGAGGAAGGATACCATTTGTCAATCTTATGTACTATCACTCCATACTTTGAAGCGATATACGTAAGTTTGTTAATAAAAGAAGAATGACTGAGATCGGAAATCTTCTTTCCCCACAAGTGTTTCATCCCTTCAATGTTTAGATCTTCAATGAAAATATAATCATATTGTTTGCATAATTCATGAGCTAATTTCCATTGAAAATCAGATCGAAAATCGTTTATTTTACGATACGCTTGTTGAAGTTCAAACAGTCTTCTTTTTCTATTATTGGATCCTTTCTTCGCATTAGAAAACTTTCTATTTAGTTTTCTAATCTTGTTTTGATATTGCTTGAAGAATAGTGGAGAATTGATTTTACTACCATCGCTTTTAGTTAGGTAAGTTTTCAGACCAAAATCCAATCCTACAGATGCACCATCATATGTCTTTCTGTAAGAGTTTGCAGGATTATAATCTGTAACTATAATCAAACTAAAACGATAGCAGGTTTCTCTGACTATCCTTATTTGTTTAACATTACCTTCATATGCTCTACTGTATGAAAACTTAAAACGTTTCTTTCCTTTGTTGATTGTAAGGATATTACCGTTTAAGGTAAAACCTCCTTGTTTAAAAACAAAAGAGTTGAAACAATCTGATCTTTTAAACTTAGGTGGTCTCTTTGATTTTCTTTTAAAGAAACGATTATAAGATTCATCAAGACGTTCAAGTATTTCTTGTGTTGTTTGAGAATGAAGAAGATTTCTTTTAATTCTTTTAGCAAAATGCTTCTTCATTTTACCAATTGAGATATATTTCCCAAACAACTTGTAATACCTACGCTGTAAAGCTAAAGCATGATTCCATACAAAACAACATTCACGAAGCATTTTATCAAGATACTTCGTTTTCTTGGATCTGTATATATTATATTTGTAGGAAATCATTTTTTTATTTGTAATTTTGATTCAAAATTAATCAAACCAATTCATCCACCTTCTAAAGTATGGTGGTTTTGTTGGTTAAATAATCATAATGTATATACAATAAAAAGGAGAGTCTAACAAGTCTCTCCTTTTTTATTATCAACATGATCCAGATCCATCTCCGCTGTCAAAATAAGCGTAAGCCCCAGATGATATCCCGTAATTGGTCGTAGTAGAACCACTGAATGATCCAGATCCGGATGGTATGGTGATTACTCTTGTTTCATAGGTAATTATATACCTAATCATGTATATTATTTCTTGTATTAGGATTGATTGATTATATTTGCGGTATGGATATAAAATCGTTTAAGATATTAAATCAGTATTTTCTCCGGTTCTATAGGTCAATAATGTCTAAGAACGGTAAGAGGAGGAAGCATACGATCGTGGATAAGAATGATATCCTTGAGTGCCAGTCGTTGATCTGGAAAGTCATACGTGATAGGTATCTGGAGGATGAGGGAGGGGTTTATATAAACAACATCGGTTATCTATGTCATAAGATTAATCCTAACCGCAAGATATATCTGAATAAACTTACCGGTACTATTAATAGGCGTGGGACGGGTGGATATTCTTACGTCCATACGTGTATGGATTTTATGCCTAGGAATAAGTATTTTCATCTATATATCTCTCCGGCCTTGAATAAGGAATGTAGGTTGGCTATGGAATCAGGTAGGAGGTATAAGTTCTTGTACCGGGAGGTTGAATCGGAGAGTAAGGTATTTGGAGTTAAATGGGTTTACAAGCTGTAGAAGTTTTTTTGTGATCCAGTTAGCCCGTGAGGGTAGACTGGATTTTTTTTGTATCACGGATTCAAATACATATCTTTGTGCAAAAGACTTGAATATGACTATAAAAGGGTTGTTGGCCGAGATCAAGGCCGATTTACATAAATACGATGATAGCGGGGCTATAGATACCTCGTCTGTTTATAGATGGGCTGAGATCGCCTTGAAAAGGTTCGGGGGTGTTATAGCGGTCATGTCCGAGGCGGTTGTCAAGACCAGCAACAAACAGGCGGTATTGCCTTCTGATTTTTTCGACATGCTTGACGCTTATAGATGTGAGCCTCTGGTTTGCGAGATACCGGGCGGCGACAAGGCTAAGGCTGACCTCCAACACGAGATCGGCTGGGTCGAGCGCACCGAGCGTGGGTTCCGTTGGAACTCCTGCACCGAGTGCTGTAAGGAGGAGTTTGAGAAGACGATCACGGAGAGGATATATATCGGGTCTCACGAGGTTCGATTTCATTACCATCATCCCGTAAGGTTATCCATAGGTCGTGGGCTGAGGCGTGATTGCGCCGCCGACAAGTATCGGGATAAGTACGATTGGGATAATTATGATATAACTATATCCGGCAATACTATGTATACAGGGTTTGATGGATTTATTTATATCATATATCGTGCTACACCCAAGGATGATGACGGTCTCCCATATATACCTGAAACGGCGTTAGGATACCTTGAGGATTATGTCGAGACGTATATCAAGATGAAGATCTTCGAGAATGCCGCCGTGAATGGCTTGATACAAGGCGCTGGTGACGCTTATAAATTATATGCTCAGCAGGAGCCGGGTAAGTTTGCTAGGGCTATGAAGGAGCTTAAGATGTCGATGATTACCTTGAATGATTATCGGGAGCTGGCTGAGGATAATAGGAGGAGGATGCTGTCTCATGAGCGTATGTGGCCCAACGCTTTTGATAAGTATATTAAACTTATTTAACAAAATACGATGATATGGCTGATTGGATACATTTAGATAAGACAAGTGGTACCGGTCCTGCTGGGGTTAAGGTTACAGCTGATATTAATGAGACCGGCGAGATACGTCAGGTAACATACAAGGTTATAAAAGAGGGAACCAAGGAAGAGAAGACGTTCGTGTGCAGGCAGGAGTCCGTCCCGGTGGTGATCATCCCGGAGTTCGATTACCTTGTTCTTAGGTATATCTGGGCTGACGAGGACGGCATTGACTTTGACACGGCTACCGGTTTCGATAACACCGGCCTCCCGGACGTTGACGGCAAGCTGGTTGGTTGGAGTAAACAGTATCAGACCACGCAGGAACGGGTAGGTGATTATCTTATCCATGGCGGTGATAACATGGAATCAGGTAATGAGGCTGCCTTAATCCAGATGGGGCCGTTGTTGGATGGTGATAATTACGATAAATTACCTCTTGAGATCAGGTGCAGTATATACGGTAACTGGTATGGTGGTCGTGAGAAAGGTAATGTCACTATCAGGTTCACGGCATATAAGGGAGGTACGATGGAGAAACGTGGATATGATTTTGTCAATATCGGAGGCGAGGAGGTTTATACCGGTGACGCTCCCGCTAACGTATCCGCTCATGGTGAGGATAATTGGCAAAATATAAAGACCTTGTATTCTAAGGTAGGCACGATGATCTATAACAAGGAATCTCGTGACTGTATTGTAAGAATAGGTGAGTAGCTATTTCTTCATAATATAAATATCTGTTAACTCTCTCGTCCGTGAGGGTTCTTGCGAATAATATATAATTCATGCAAACCATAAAACATTTGCATCGCATTATGTATAATAGCTAAAAGCTATTCTGATTATTAGCCTAAGCCTTGAGACATAGGCTACGTTATTTGAGAATACATAGTTACCAAGGAATGTTTATCCAAGTTCCTTGCTCTAAGGTAAGTAATTAAACAATGGTTGTATTCGGGCCATAGTGTTGCTTGCATCAAAACCTCAAAATAACATTGGCGATGGGTACTAACAGGGTTTTACCCTGACTTATGTTGAATAAACATTGAATTAGTTTGTAAAATGGTGTATGTACAGGACATAGATGGTAAACCGATGATGCCTACGACAAGGCATGGGAAGGTTAGGCGACTGCTAAAAGACAGCAAAGCGGTCGTTGTGAACACATGTCCTTTTACCATCAAATTGATGTACAAGACATCAGATTACAAACAAGAAATTGTGTTAGGCGTCGATGCCGGAACCAAACATGTTGGTCTATCAGCAACGACGAAAAGCAAGGAACTTTACGCTAGTGAAGTTATTCTTAGAAGTGATGTTGTAGAACTTTTGTCTACAAGAAGAGAGTTACGAAGAACGAGACGGAATAGGTTGAGATACAGGAAACCTCGTTTTGACAACAGGGTAAAAACAAATATCATGGATGGGTAGCACCTTCGGTACGATATAGGATTGATGCCCATATCCGTATTATCGACAGCATCTGTTCTATCCTGCCGATATCCCGTATCATCGTCGAGGTTGCTCAATTTGACACACAAAAGATCAAGAATCCTGACATCTACGGTAATGAATATCAGGAAGGAGATCAACTTGGTTTTTGGAATGTCAGGGAATATGTCTTGGCAAGGGATGGGCATAAATGTCAACATTGTAAAGGAAAGTCAAAAGACCCGATTTTGAATGTTCATCACATCGAATCTCGAAAAACAGGAGGTGATTCTCCTTCAAATCTTATTACTTTATGTGAGACTTGTCATAAGGAGTATCATAAAGGTAACATCGATTTGAAGGTAAAACGAGGCAAGTCGCTTCGCGACGCAGCCGTCATGGGTATCATGAAATGGAAATTGTACGATGAGTTGAAATCCAGATGCGACAACGTTTCGATGACTTTCGGTTACATCACGAAATACAATCGGATTAAATATAGAATTGAAAAATCCCATATCTCTGATGCTTTCGTTATTTCTAAGAATTTCAATGCTTTAATGTTAGAATATCATTACAAGGTAAAGTTAGTCAGAAGACATAATCGTCAAATCCACAAACAAAAGGTTTTAAAAGGAGGGGTTAAAAAGCCGAATCAATCTCCTTTTGAAGTTTTTGGTTTTCGTTTGTTTGACAGGGTTATGTTTGAAGGCAATTGTTACTTCATATTTGGAAGACGCAAATCGGGTAGTTTCAATATCCGTGATATTGACGGTGGTAATCAACGGGATGTTACGTACAAAAAGTTGAAATTATTAAGATGTAAACGTTTTATGATACAAAAAGAAACGAATTGACTAATTTAAATGAAAATATGGACATGGGAGAGTTTTTATTTTTTTTTAGTCCTTTACTTATGACATATTTGATTTTTTATTGTGCAGGAATAATCTAGCTTTGCCGAAAACTAGTATTATGGTCACATTGAATGATGTAAATAACGAACTCCATGTCCGGTTATATATACTGGAGGTGCTTAAGGATTATATAAGAGATGATGATTTCGACGAGCTTTTAGATAAGGCGTTGGATTTTGTCATGGAAGGCGTTTCTATGCCTAAGGCTCCGGCCAAGGATACCACCATGAGTGACATATCAAAGAGCGTTTTGGCTTTGGTAGCGGGTGCCGGATTAGATGAGAGGCTAAGCAAAAGCTCTTTAGAGTTAGCTTACGATAGGTGTAAGATGAGGTACGTATTCGATCCTCGAAATCGGGATATACACGGTGTGATCGTAGGTTATTCCAATGACTTTAATAGTCTGGTAGCTGTGTGTGATGAGGGATCGAAGAAAGGAGTGGACAAAGGATCTACTGATTTTGTGGATGTCAATGAGAGATACGTGACTAACGGTTTCTTTTACATATCTGTAGAGGATGCCGATAAGCAATCGAACTACATGGGTGGAAATTCGTAATTATTATGTTTTTGTGCTTTACCACGAGACGTTTTAAGTGTTTAGTCTTCCTCCTGACTTGTGAAAGTTAGGAGGATTTTTTATATTCGCGTGATTTGAATGTTTTGCATAATACGTACTGTTTATTAGAATCCGCCACATAAGTGATTATCTGGTGGATTTATTATATTTGCGAAAAAGATAATGTCGTGCAAAATAACTCTAACATAGCGGTTCCCGACTCCGGGATGAATAGGGATAAGCATCCACAGGATCTATCCCCATCTGAATATAGTTTCGCCTTGAACGCCACCATAGAGGGTGACGATGGGAGCCAGCTTAAGATCCAGAACGAGCCTAGTACCCTTTTATGTAAGCGATTCGATGGCTATAAGGTTATTGGGTATAAGAATGATATAGCTGGTGATAACACTTATTTCTTTCTATCTAATCCGGATGATAATACGTCTAAGATCACGTTCATGCGGTCATTGGATTATATCAAGACCGTGGAGGATCAATTGGCTGGATCGGGAAAGGACATCCATCGTATCCTTGGCGAGAGGCTTGAGGAGTCGGATGGTCGTTTTGATGAGATATGTGATTTGATGGAGATCCTGATAGAGGACTGGGTTGATGACCCTTGTCTTAATTTCTCCATTCATCATCCGATCTTCGATATAGAGATCAAGGACGAGAAATGCGGGAAGGTGATATACTGGACCGATGGATATAATCCCCAGCGATATGTTATGGTCGATAAGGCCCTTAACCCGGATGATGATGGTGACTTTTGGTATCATTACCATGGGTATAAGACATGTGGGGATGACAAGCCAATAGAGAGGTGTAGGCTGGCCTGCGAGAAGCTGCTGGTGTTCCCGTTGCTGACGGCCCCGTGCGTGGAGCCTGAGGTCGTGGAGTTCGGGGGAAGCTTGCGTGCCGGGACCTACCAGTTCTGCGTGGCGTTGTGCGATGAGTTCGGGATTGAGAAGACTGGATATTGCTCATTGACCAACCCAATCATGTTATTCGATCGTCAAGATATGGTTATCCGCGATGGTTTATGGGGTAAGTCAACCAACATGGGTATCCGCCTTACCGTGTCCAATATAGATAAGCAGGTATCTCATTATAAGATAGGTGTTATACAGAACACGGTTGGGTTTAATGGTGAGCAAAGCCCGGTTCTTGAGTATTTCATAGAAGGTATACATCCGATAACGGAAAGGACTATCTATTATCTTACGGATCAATATAGCGAGCGTACGACCATGGAGAAGTTATCCAAGGAAATACCGGTATATAAGACAGCCAGAGGCATGACGTCTGTCGGGAATCGTCTTCTTCAATACGGATTGACCGTGGAGAATGAATGGAATCTTCAACCGGTCGTTAATTTCTTGGGTCATTTCGTTAAATGGCAGACATCGATAGCCACGGAGAATCTGTATAAAGACGGTGTGGCTTGCTCTAAATACGCCTCTTTCATGCGTGACGAGGTATATCCGTTGGGTATAAGGTTCTTTACCAATACAGGATACAGGACAGCTAGATTCCCGCTTATCCCTCGTCCGGCCACAAGGGAGGAGATGGAGGTTATCGTTGATGAGGACGGTAACTCTGACGACCTGTCGGCTGCGTCGGTGCTGGAGAACAACCCGCAGTGCGCGGGGAACAGCCGCCGTCATCTTTGGCAGTTTAAGAATACGGCAAAGATCATAAACGACCCATCTTGGGGATTTGATGATTTTGGAGGAGAATGTAAGAATCAGTTAGATGTCAAGCAGCTCAGATATGTAGAGCAGGAATATGCCACGGTAGGAGAGACCCAATTCGTTATCAATACGATGGGGGAAGATGTTACGGTAGATGATACTATTGATTATATCGCTGATAATATAGAGAACCTGTGTGATATCATAGAATCTAATGTAGGTATTACTGACGAGTTATGCGCTGCTATATCATTGCCGGAGGATCAAGACGGTATAAAGGCTCCCGATTTCCCTAGTGGATGTGATGATATCGAGAGGATAGAGACCAGGACTATATTGGATAAAAACTCTTTGGTGGATTCTAGGATTGATTTTACGTATAAGCTGGCTAGTGATTACGTGGAGACCGAACCTACGACATTAATACAAAGTAACGCCGAGTCACAAAAGAAATTCTCTGTATTGTGTGATTTCGATAATTACTCCAGTGGAGGTAAGAATATCATAGATCTGGTTCAGGAATGGCTGGATGGTCAGGATGAGGATAAATTCCCGTCTGATATAGACTCCTCCGCCTTGGTCTTGTGTCAGGATATGTCTAATGTCCGGCAGTTATATGATGAGGGTATATGTACTAATGGGTGTTCGGTAGGTGATCCTCACGTGAATCCTACTATTAACGATATTCAACTTCCTACATTCCAAGGGGGTAGGTCATTGGGTAAGTGCACATATTTGTATCAATATCCCGGATGGGAAGGAAAGAAGCATACGGAGACGATGCTTGATCAGTTAATGGATACGATGGAGGCTTATTTCCCCCAATATGAGAGTCAGTTTGGTATCGAGAACGCCATGTGTCTTTTTGGCGATGGTGATAATTCTAAGTTCAATACCAGCATATCTACTGATTGGGAAAGTCGTGTGTCTGTGCAGAATGATATTGACGCCAAGACCAATTGGCTCGGTAGAAGCAACTTGACTTATTTCAAGTTCTATCCACATGTATCCTCATACGCCAGATGGGTGGAGTTGGATTACGAGAAATACATAAGTGGTTTATCCGATCCTGATAACGGTATTATGTATATAGAGATGATGGGTGACTATAATTATCCGATCGGCGACTCATCATCATACAATAAGGTTCGTATAACGTTTTTCTCGGACAAGGAAGGTACCGTGGCTCCTAATCCTTTGGCTAATGATGCCAAGAAAGGTGTTATAGTGAATTACGTGGATCATAAGATATTTATGATGCCAAAGTACTTGTTCTGGAATGATGACAAGACTACTTTCCATAAGATATATGTTTGCATCGAGCCTGCGGTATGCGTGTTCTTCACCGGTTTCGCCATGAGGCTGGACATGAAGGAGCTTGCCGGATTCTATACGGCCGGCACCGCCATCTTCCCCGCCCCGTTCTGTTTTGGCATTCGGCCACTGGAGGTGAAATACGTATTCTTCTTTACGAAAGAATTGAAATTAAGAAGATTTGTTACCTATGAGGCGAAATGTATCTCATGTGGAGATAAACCCGCTGATTGCGCTCCCAGACCATATCAGTACGGTGATTTCGGATATTGGGAGTCTGCCAATAAGTATCCGGCTAATTTTGAGTTGTATGATTCAAGCAAGATCGGGATATCATCGGGAGGATCAAAGAGGAAGGACATAATAGATTCTTTGACGAAATACTATGGGTCTCCTAAATCAGTTGGGGGTAAGTCTTATTTCACCGGTAATGGGGATAACGCTGAGTACCCCAATACGTCAACCACGTTTTGTCAGAGACCTATACGTCATTACAAGTTTCCGGATAACTCTGTCGCTCCTTTTATGGGTAATCCGTCTCAACAGACCGGTCAATATGGAGTTGACTCCTATATTTATCCTATGGGGGTGATGCTTGATGACGATATCGTTAATGAGTTTCTGGATATAGCGGTAGAGAACGGTCTTATAGATAAGGCTAGAAGAGATTCTATAATAGGATATGAGTTGTATAGGGGCGATAGGACGTTGGATAAGAGCGTTATCGGGACCGGTCTGGCTTATGATATGTTTAAGTACGATGATCCCGACGGATCGGCTAACCTTTATCCTAATTACCCTTACAACGATTTGTCTGATGATATGTATATCTATAAGGATATTAATCGTGAGAAATTTATAACGCATCCGTTTAACAGGAAGGGTAATATCTGGTATTCATTCTTAAGTCCTGATATTGCCTTTAACAAGCCTGACGCTCCCACCGAGTGCCTTGTTGATGGTTATCAATTAGGTAAATCCTCAGGTATATTCAGGGAGGTGGAGGATCACCCTAAATGGACGATATTAGGGAGTAAGGCTTACAGTATGGCAACATCATTGGCTACGGTGGAGGCTATGGCTAATTTAATATCCGCTATAGCTGAGTATACATATCAGTCGGCTTCACAGCAATATGTCGGTGGAGGCATGTTCTTTTTAGCCAACCCTGTCGGCATATCGCTGACGGCTATCCGTCTGGCTACGGGTATCGCCAAGGCCACAGCCCAGTCCGTGGTGGATATAGGCAAGTACAGATATCAGTGGTTAACGGCATTGATAGATAGGGGACCTAGACGGAACTATGCTTATTATTATACTTCTGTCGCTCATTATAATTTATTTTACCAAAAAATAGGGGCGTCGGAGCTACGTGGATTGTCAACGGCCAAATATATCAAGAGCGGGTTGTATCCGGTTACAGACATCTCGTCACAAGGGGGAACCGTAGGTGGTAAGCCTATTATCATAAACAACCTCGATCGTGAGCATTCGTTGTTCATGTCATTTGGTATGGATAAGTATATGCTTGAATATCCGGAGTTGGTTTCAAGTTACGATACTAGTCGTATTCAGGATGAGTGTAATATTCGTAACGATGAGGTGGCTGGTATGACGCCTCATTTTATGACACGTGAATCTTTCGTATCCTGCCCCTATATGAGGATAAAGAAATATTCTCCGGCTCAATACGGGCAGATAGAGGATATCAGGTGGGTATCGTTAGGCGGTTGCGGGTTGATGGATGAGAATAAGCGTAAACCTGTTTTTGGAGGTGATGTATTTATATCAAGATTCTCACTTAAGAGGAAGATGCCTATGTTTTACTTGACTCAGTTCGGTCAGGGGGACATGATACCATTCCCTTATTATGATTATCGGAACATCGGGTATCCCCGTTATTTCGTTAATTACGACACCGGGGAGGATTATCTTGATAAGACCGATACGGATACCGGATCGCTATACTCTTTCCCTAGCCGGAAGAGCGCTTATGAGATGGTTTGCAAGACCGGAGATATGTATCTTAGCGGTCGTTTCTTCCTATATTTCTATGGCATACCTCAGTTTCTTGTGGAGTCTGAGATCAATTGCAATTTCCGTATAGCCGGCCCTGAGCCTTACGAGGGGTTCTATCCGGAGGTGGGGGATTATATATCATGGACTCAGGAGCGTAATGTCCCTATATCAAGGGGTAATGTGTTTAAGATGAGTCCTGTGTATAAGAATCGATTTACGTTAGGTGGCAGGTCATTACCAGAGACGTATGATAGCAATTTTTGGGACTGCGCTTACCAAAGACCCAACGGCGTCATATGGAGCACCGCCGACGTGTCGGAGAACGGCATGACCGATCCTTGGCTGTCGTACAAGCCTATGGATTACCATGAGTTCAAGACCTCGTTCGGAAAGCTTATAAGCATGAAGGGAATAGAGTCGGATCAAATACTAGCTCGCTTCGAGAATCAGGTAGGACTATATAACGCTATAGACGTGCTGGCAGAAAGAATATCCCCGGAGAATAGCGAGCTAGGGACAGGTGGGCTTTTCGCCTCTCGTGGCATTGAGTATAATAATACGACGTTAGGATATTCCGGGACCCAGAGTCGGGATATGATCAGTTGCGAGTTTGGGCATTTTTGGGTCGATTTAAGGCGTGGTCAGGTGTTTAAGGTAGATTCTAATGGTAGGAATCTTACGGAGGTCACACCGGGGCTTAGAAACTGGTTTAAGGAGCATCTTCAGATGAAGATCATCCGTAGCCGGATATATAACGCTGATACGGACGCTGAGTTGTCTTATTATGATATCGATAACAAGTTCTTTGGTATAGGTCTGTCCATGGGTTGGGATAATCGTTTCAAGAGGGTATTGATAACCAAGAGGGATTACATACCGGTAGGGAATCCAAGCGAGTACCAATTCAGGGGAGGCCGGTTCTACAGGAACGGGCAGGCGGTGGAGCTTTCGGACACCAGCCATTTCACGGATGTTTCCTTTACCGTTGGATATAATTGTTTGAAGGGTGAGTGGAAATCATATCTATCATACACCCCTGACTATTATATCGAGCACCAGCATTATTTCCAGTCTGGTAAGAACTATTCTAGTGATAGTCGGGAAGTGGGATTGTGGTCTCATGGCTTAACCAATCAATCGTATCAGGTATTTTATGGTAAGCTATATCCGTTCGTCATAGAGGTACCTGTCCGTGAGCAGTATGTGAATAAGATCCTTACGAATTACCAATATCGGATGGATGCCAGAAGGTATCAGGATGAGGTTAATTACCAAATTCTTAGGACTACCGGATTCAATAAGGCATGGTTTTATAACGATACCAACAACAGCGGTGAGCTTCGGATGGTTATCGCTGACAAGAACGATATGAGCCAGCGGTTAAGGTATCCTGTAACCAATGACGATAGCCGTGAGATACTGGTGACGGAGGTTGATCAGAAGATAAATATAAATGACTATTTTAACGAGGTCAAGGACGATACTAATAACCTACCGGTATGGATCAAGGATGTGAATGACATTGACCGGAAGATCGATCCTAGGGCTGTCGATTATCATCGGAGGTGGCGTGATCGTCTTCGTGGCGATTGGTTCTTGGCTAGGTTCGTGAATGACATTGAGAGCCGGTTCAAGATGATAGTACGTTGGTTTAGCAACGATGAGAAAGTTTATTGAGGTGATTATATACCTTTAAATATTTGATGTTATGGCAGCAGGGAAAACTAGCAGTAAAAAGAAGGGCAAATGCCCTAAATCAGGATGTATCAAGAAAGTAGGGAGTGATTGGCGAGTGGTCAGTAACAAGACCGGTAAATTATGGCCGGCTAAGTACAAGTCTAAGGAGAAAGCTAAAGGAGCCTTGGCTGCTTATCACATGCATTAGCGTATAAACGGGTACATGATTTATTATGTACCCGTTTCGTGTTTTTAGGCTTATGATATTATGGTTATCTTTGTGAAAAACGTAATATATGTCTAAGAAGAATAAACCGGAGGAAATCCCATCGTGGATAAGGGATTTATATAAGGAGGATCTTGATCGTGTCGTAAGAGGCGAGCGTCCTATGTATTTCAGGGGTATGGATGATAGTCCTTTGAGAAACGTGTCCCCGGAGTTTGATATCCTTAGCGGAGGAGCCGCAGTTAAAGGCATGAATGGGATAAGAGGTGCGTTGTCCCCGTTGAATAACGGTATGGGTAATTATAATTTCAGTATCAGGGGTATAAATAAGAAGATCGGTGAGTTGGTTGATGAGGCGGGGCTATATTTACCTGAGAAATTAAGACCTGTATATCGGACTGTGGTGGATGCTATGTCGAGTTCCAAGGATAAGGGGTTGGGTCATATCACGCAGCCGTTGGCCAACGCCCTGTACCCAGCGGACGAGCGACGGGACCGGCGTCTGGAAGGGGAGCATCCCGTTGGTTATGTGGATGCCATAGATGGCATATGGCCTAGGAAGAAATATGGGCTATGGGGAGAAAAAATTGAGAGGAAGCAAGATGGAGGAGAAACAAGAGAGTCTGTTCTTGATAGACCTAGATTCGGGAGCAGGGTATTGGATAATTACGTAGCTTCTGCTCACCCGGTTTTGTCAATAATATATGATATCGCTAATTCAAGGTATACTGATGGCCCTACTCGCATAAATAAAGCTGCGTATTCATCAATAGATCCTATGGGGAAGAATCCGGAATGGTATGAGTATCCTGTTCATTTTATGAAGATGTTCGGGAAATATATATCTGGTGATTTTAATAACAAGTTATATGGCGATAGTGATAATGATGATTTAGGCACAAGAACTAGTGATGAGGCTTGGGCTAAATACAATAAACTCCCTTACGATGAGTCTGTATTGATAGATAATGGTGATGGTACGTATAGTATACGAAAGGAATTATCTAATAGGATGATACCTGATTCGTCTATCGTAAGGAATAGGATTGATGTGAATAGGAGTCTGTTTGATAAGGAAACTAAGGAATACAATGAAGGACTTATAAAAGCTTTAAGTGATGCCGATCCAGAGGAGTATGAGAGGATTCAGAGGGAATATAAGGATCTGAAAAGGGTAAGAGAGGGTGCCATATCAGCGGACGAGATGAATATAAAAGGGTTGAGGTCTCTTTATGATAAGGGGTATGGTGTCGTGAATGAGTATAATTATAGGGATCGTAGACTTGATAAGAACGAGACGGGTCCTCATAGTGTACTTGGTGATTATACGATATATCGTGACAAGGATATGGGCGGATACAGATATAGGGATGTATATGATTTCAATCCCGCTGTCCAGTTTCTTTTGAATGGGGATGTATTTAAGATAGATGGTAGTATTGATAAAAAGGATAGAGGAGGTTCGGTAAATACAGGGAGGGCTTATGGTTCTGGCAAGTATGTAATTGATCCTCGTAGATCAGAGGATAGTAAGATGGCTGTATATGACGAGATATGGGATTATCTGACCGACAAGAAGGGAATACCACAAACGCAAGCTATCGGTATCCTGTCGAACATCGCCGCCGAGTCCGGAGGGGACACCGAAGCCCTAGGAGCCGCCGGTGATTTTGGCATCCAACAATGGCTTGGACCGAGGAAGAAGGAGCTACAGCGCAGGTATGGGAAGAAACCGACATTGACACAGCAGTTGGATTATCTCGTGGATGAGTATCAAGGCAAGGTCCCGGGGTTAGGTTGGAATTACATCAATCAAGGAAAGTTTTTTGACAAGGACGCTCAAGGTAATGTATATAATTACTATATGTATTCTAAATCCGATTTCGATAACGCCACGAATTATAAGGACGCTACCGTAGCATGGAATCAAGGATACGGAAGACCCCTTGGATCGACCTTAAGAAATGAGAAGAGATTTGAGTTCGCTGATATGTTCGCTAATAGGTATGGTGTCCCGGAGAACGAGCCAATGAGATACGAGTTCGGACAGCGGGATTCGGGCACGGGGGACGGAGGTCAGCAGCCCGTACCTGAGACGGTAGCCCCTGCCGATCCTTCTTTGGCTTCCCGCTCTTCCATGGATAGCTGGTGGGAGAAGGAAGGTCAAGACCTGTTATATAAGATGCTAGCTCAATCAGGCGCCAACAGGAAAGCTATAGAGGATATCGCTAATAACATCAAGAACGATCCCCAATCAGAGGCGCAGATAGCGGAAGCTGAGCGTATGCGTAGGGAGCAGGCGAAAAGGCAGTTGGTGCTTAATATGATACCGGGGTTGATGCTGAATATAAAGGGTATGAGCAGAACCCAGAATTAATGCTATATTTGCGAAGTAATTAAACGTTTTAGATATGAAAAGATTGTTATTTTTATTTGCTATGTTATTGACGCCATTCGCTTTGATGGCGCAAGAGGTAATCCCATCAGAAGGGGCTATCACTATTGATTTAACTACCTTCACCGGCATCATGGCTTTCGTCACGATGTCAGCTACGCAGTTAGCCAAGGTTGTGCCGTATATTGACACCCATAAGTGGGCTAAAGTCCTATCCGCCGTAGTCATAGGTATGCTGGTTTGTATATTAGCGTGGTTTCTAAAGGTGTCTCCATTGCTTATAGGGAGTGAATGGTGGGAAGCTTTATTATATGGAGTGGCTGTAGGTCTCAGTTCTGCCGGTTTCTATGATTTGGTTAAGGCTATAGGATCACTGTTTGTAAAAAGGATCTAGCATCTTGTAGTTATTTGAGATATGTAAAATTTCAAGATTTTATTATCTATGATATAGGCTATTATATTTTGTAATAATATTAGTATTGCTTATATTTGTGCGCCTACCTACTCATCACGAGCGGATAGGCGCATTTATTAATTAAAAACTTTTAGTAAAGATATGAAAAGTAATTTGATTTTATCATCAGAGAGCAGGGAATTATTAGGTAGGAACATTTCTGTTATGTCCAAGGACGGGTTTGTATGCATAACGGAAGTTATGGAAGCCTTGAATGAAAAACGTAAATCTATGGGGTTGGAGTCTAGAAGGCTTGATCATTTGTTTGCTACTAATGGATTTCAGGAAAAGATGAAAGCTCTTGTTAGGGAGCTGAGTATTAATGATATATGTACTGTAAGAAATCTTACGGTACAAAACCATGAATTGAAAATCAATAAGATAACCGATCTCAAAAAATACGGAATGGCTTACCGAAGAGGAAAGGGAGAGGGTCAGAAATGGTATGTAAATCCGTATTTTTTTGTTATGGTAGCATTGGAATTGGATCCAGAGATATACGCCAAGGTGATAATATGGTTGCATGATGGATTCATAGAGGACAGGAATGCCGCTGGCGAGGCTTATATCAAGATGAGTTCGGCCGTCGCCAGGTTGGTTAGCGACAAGAGTCAGTTGTCTGATAAGATATCAAGGGTAGCTAAGGCTATTAATTTTATCGTCTTTAACAAGCATGAGAGTGGGATAAGGAATACGGCTACAAAGAATCAGTTAAACGACATAGTAGCTGTAGAGAATGTTATCACCGGGGTTATAGATGGTGGCTTTATAGATACTTATGATAAACTTATAGATTATCTTGGTCATGAGTGGAAAAAGAAGTGGAGCAATCCTATAACGTGTTTAAAAGATTGATATTAAAAAGACTCATCGTTGTGAAATGATGAGTCTCTATTTTTTTTAAACTATCTTTGTGTCAGAACGAAATTAATTTGATATGAGCAAGTATGTAATCAAGAGGAAGATACCTAAATATCAAGAGGCCGGGGAAGTCACCCCTATTATGCCCGGTAATGTTGTTGGTCTTCAGGGTATTGGAGTGGAGCCTTTGGTTTCGTCTACCCAGATAGGATTTGATATTCAGCAGCCTGATATTAATACCATTGATACAAGTGATTTGAGCGCTTTGGTTGACAGTAATAAGAAGGTTGATAAGTCTGGTAGTACGGATGTTTTTGATTTTACCACCATCCCTTACTATGGCGCTGATGATATAGGGTCTAGATTCACTCAGATGGGTCGTGGTATAGGGCGTATGAGAAGTGAGGGATATGGAGATTTATCCACTAGGGCTAAAACGGCTAATACGATAACCACCATAGCCTCAGGAATTAGTGGTATCATGGGGTTGGCTCGTAACGTGGTTTCTGGGATAGCGTCAGAGAAAGGTACTCGTACCAATATCAGGTTAGCTCAGGAGCGTGAGGCCAGACAAAGAAGGCAATCCCAGATGCAGTACAAGGATGGTGGGGGTGTTTATCTAGGACCTAATAATAGGTTCGATAGCGGAAGCCTTACCGGTGAGTACCTGTATCCGTTACCTAAGTCGATGGAAGATCAAGCCAACGTAGAGGTCGAGAAGGGTGAGTACGTGACGCAGCCCGGAGAGGCGCCGATGGAGGCTATGGGGCAGAAGCACGCCGATGATGGAACCCCCGTTTCCTTGGAGCAGGGAACGAAGGTTATTACCGACGACACAACCATAGAGCCGGATTTCGCTAAATACATCAGAGATACGTATGGGATCAAAGCCACGCCTAAGGATACGTATGCTACGTTAATGGACAGGTATAAGGCTAATATCGGTCTTAAATCGGCTTACGATGATCAGAAAAAGGCGCTGGAGAAGCTGAAGAAAAACGATAAGATAGATGACGAGAATACAAGGCGTTTAAACGCCTCTGTATTATCTAAGGCCATAAATGATAGTAACGATACGGTTAATGGATTAGAGGGGAGATTTACGGACTTCGCTAATGTCATATACAAGGAGCAGGAAGACCGGAAGATGAAGAAGGATGAGGATACGTATTTCGCTAAGGGTGGTGAGATAGATAACATCATATCCAGATCTATGAAAGAATACGATCTTACGGAGGAGGATATAGCTGAGGCTAAGAAAGAGCTGCTTAAGAAAGTGGCTGGTATTCGCCAGAAGATGGAGATAGGAGGCACGTCTTTGTTCGGTCGTAAATTAACTTTCCGCCCGATCGAGAATAGGTTCAACAATGATCCTAACTATTTCGGTTATCAACGCCAAGGAGCTGATGGCTCTTATGGAGGTATTAATACGGATGAGAGGTTGAATTATTATAAGACATTCAATCCGGTCGCTTACGATGCTTATATGGGAGCTTCAGAGGGCGCTAGGGCTAGGGCATTGCAAGACGCTATCTACGGTCAGACAAGTAGCTGGATGGGCTTGGCTACGGCTGAGAACCCGATCATCGCCAACGCCGAGGCGCTTCGGGATTACACGACGCTCGTTTCCTTTGGCGGTGAGGATAGCCAAGGTAATTACCCGGAAGATAAGAAAGCCTCATATCATGATAGGATGAGAGATAATAAGTTTGGTCAATATTCCTCATCTCGTCCTATGATCGGTCTGGATGTTGTTACAGAGGAACAGCATAAAGCTCTTAACGACGCTGGTATCACTCATTTCAGTCAACTGTTTTCTGACAAGAATAAAGATATTGTTAATAAGATCCTTGGGGAGGATATGCTTAAGATGCAGGCGTTAAGATCCATGAAAGGCATGGAAGGTCTTGATTTTATACTTGACCCGCATAAGGTGGCTCCCGGTCCTATGGATATAGGTGATGTGGAGGATCCTGATGTTAAGCTGGATATGCCTGAGCTGATTGATCCTAATACACTTCCTAAAACCAACACAAATGCCGGTAAGTCGAACGGCGGCAATGGAGGCAGGAATATAGTAGGTGGTGGTCTTGACTTTCCTGAGGTGTTCAGGATGACTCCGGGAGCCGTGACAACGGAAGGTCTGGAAAGACATTACGCTCCTACCGTGGACCCGGTGTTGAGATCGGCTGATCAGTATATGGTTGAGGCTAATCGTGCTTTCCAATCACAATTGGATCAGATGGGTAATGTCCCGGATTCCCAGAGAGGGGCTTTATCTTCCAATTTACAGGCTATCATGAGTTCCAATATAGGTAAGTATATAAATGAGGTAGAACAAGGGAATGTGGCTCAAAGGACTTGGGCTGATAATGTCAATTCTCAATCATGGGCGAATACTTACGACAAGAACATAGCCCAACGTCAAGCTTATCAACAACGGATATTGCAGGGATTGGCTATAAATGACGAGAACTGGGCTAGGTATTTCGATAGCGTCAATGATGAGATTCAGCAGAAGTGGAACACGGCTACGACCATGAATACATTAAGATCTATATTTGGGGATGTTAAGATTGGTCCCAATGGCCAGTTGATCGCAGACCCTCAAGGAGATATATTAAGTTACAGGAGATTATATCCTGCTCAGGAAGTAACTAAAGGCAAAAAGGGATAAATAATGGCTTCACAATACAGTATATTAAGGAATTACGGTAAGTACGTATCACCCTACAACATGGATGTCATGATGCAGGGTATGGGATACATGCAGCAGAAGATAGATACCAATCGGCAGGCTATAAATGAGTATGCTGATTATATTATCAATTCTGACATTATAAAACCTCAGGATAGGGAATATCTTCAGAATAGGTTAAATGGATTGATACAGGATGTGAATAACGTGTATCGTAAATCCAATCTAGCTTCTGATGGTATAGCTAGAAGCATACAAGCCCGTCTTGGAGAGGCTTTAGATACCCGTGTATTGAACGCTATCGCCGGTACTAGGGAGTATAGGTCTTTCTCTCAGAAGATCGAAGATATGAAGCTTAATAATCCTAAGCAATATAGTGCCATAAATGAGGCTGTGGCCTTAATGCCGTTTTATGAATGGGTTAATGATGGTCAGGTTGGTACAAGGATGAATCCTATTCATTACACTCCTTATACGGATTACAATGAGGAGATGAATAAGATGATGAAGGATTTCGTCAGTCTTAATAAGGGAAAGAAGTTTTCTGTTCCTGAGGTAGTGGATGGCAAGCCTACTGGTAGGATGAGAGATATTACTGTTGATGAGATGAGTCGATCTCAGATTAGAGCGATAGCCGCTAGATCTATATCCCAGAACGCTAAGGCTCAGATGCAGATAGAGGGTCAGTATTTGGCTGCCACTAATCCCGGTATGTTTAGTGGCATGACTACTGATCAGTTCGTTAATAAATATGTTTCCGGTTTTGACGCTGAGGAGAGCGCACTCTTAGCCAAACTCAAAGGGGTCGAGGCCAGCCCTTCCGCTAAGGCGGCTATTGAGGCGTCACTACAGGAGGTCCGGGAACAGCGCCGTGCGTTAGTGGAGGAGGCTACTTCCTTTATTGGCAATAATATGAACCCGGCTAGAGCGGGGGAGTTTATTGTACGTAATGAATTTCTTGATGGTGTATCCGCTAGATGGTCGTATAACAATTCATCTGAGAACTACATCGCTGATGATTATTACTTTAAGATGAGAGATCTTGATTTCAAGGAGAGAGAGTTCTCGTGGAGGCAGAAATCAAAGGAGATAGATCAGAATCTTAAGCTTAGGGAAGTAATGTCCAAGGAAGCTGGTAATAGCTCTAATATCCCTACAGGTGTTATGATTGAGCTGGAAAAGGTTCAGCCTAATGTTACTCCTGAGAATATATTTGACAATCAATATATTCAGAATGAGAATAATATATCGACAGGTGAGAAGGATTTAATATCATCCATAAATCCTGTTGATCTACGAGGCATAGAGAACGATATACAAAACAATCCTTCTATATATCATGGTGGTGTTAATAGCGAGAATATTATGGCATGGATCACTAATAATGGCGGTGCGTCAAGTTCTGTATTATCATCAACCCCAAATATGGTGAATAAATATGAGGCTCTTATGGCAGCGAATGATAATAGGAATAGGTATGGTAAGATCATGGATGAGGAAGTTGATTATCTTACAAATGCCTTTGATGTCGCTACGGAAAATATCCTTAATGATGCTGTAAGGGATCAGGACTATGTTACTGGAGGTATTGATACATATACTGACAATGGTATGGTTAATGCGAGGGATGTTGGTAAGAATGGAGCTATTATTGGAGGGAAAGAGTATTCACCAGAAGATGCTTTAAAGGTTTCCGCTATAGCTGGATTGATAAGCGAGAACATCAACTATGCGGATAGATCTATAGCTAATACGGAGCTGATGAGATCTTATATAAATTTGTTAAATAGATATTCAGGAGAAAATTTCACTCTGGAGGATATAAATGATATAGCTAAAACTTATAGTCGTGTAGACAATCCGGTAATGAATAGCGATAATGTCGATATGACTAGTAGGGATAAAATGATCAAGATCTTAGGTAAGAATATGTCTAGAGCTGACGGTCCTACGCTTAGAAGAGAATGGTCTTCATCTAATATAGGTCGTAATATAGCTAAGGCTATTCAGGATTCTAAAATGGTCTATGAAAGAAGATATGACGAGTTTGCTCCAAGATCATGGTCGTTCTCTAATTCTACCAATGCCTCTAAAGAAGATAGGCGTATGCATGCTAAATTAGAGAGTCTGCTTTTGTCAAGAGCTGGTTTCTTGAATAAGGATAAAGATAGCAGACTTAATAATTACATATTGTATGCTCGTCCTACGGATAATCCCAATACATTTGATTTGGTAGCTATGGCTGGCGGAAAAAATATCGCTACGGTTCAAGTTACTAAAGAGGAATTAGATAGTATGGGGTATAGTTTGTATGAAAGGGAAAGGAATGTAAGATCTGAAGATTACGAATCTAAGATCATCCCTGTATCTTTTTCTGCCACGACCAATAGGCCTTATCAGAAATGGGCGCAAGCTAATTCACTTGGCGCTTTCGCTACTATCGAGAATGCGGCTGAGGAGGCTTCTAGGATGGTTGATAAGTACAATATTCAGAACAATGAACTAGCTACATCAGAGCTTAATAAAAGAGCTATTAGGATTATTAATACGGTTTTAAGAAATTACAAATCGTATGATATTAAAGCCAAGGGCTTTCCTGGAGGTGTTGAGGTTGGCGTTTATTTTCACGGGCAGGCTAGGACCGGGACACCTCTAAAGGTGTTGGAATATAATACTGATTATGCTGATAATATCATGAAGATTATAAATATGTGTCCTCAGATGTATCTTACCCAAGCCGTGGTTGAGGCTATCAATAAAGACGTTATTGTAAAGGGTAGGGATATTAATGAACAGCATTCTGACCTTAGCAATCTTCTTTCGGTGTTGGATAAAGAGACTATGGATAAAATAGATGGAAAAAATGAGCAATAATAATAACGATATAGGGAATGTGATGAAGAGTCAGGGATACTATGTCCCTACTCCATCAATTCCATCTCCCATGCCTTCTAAGGATAATATTTCTTCTATCCCTATACCTGTTGGCATGCGCAGTTCATCGGATATGGATAATGATGTTTTGTCTAGAGAGGGAAGCAGAAGTATTCCATCATTAGTAGAGGGTATAAAAAATTCCGTAGAGACATCTTATCATGATGATGTAAAAGCAAGGAATCCGCTTTTTCAGATGATAAACGAGACGGGTATCCCTAAGGGTAATTATGATATAACTGGGAGTAGGATCAACCTTCGTGATTCAAGGTATAGGCTGTCAACAGGTGAATGGATTCCAAAATACGAGAGTTATATCAATAACGTGGATAATGATGATCGTCTGTCAAAGAACCAAAGCGGTTGGGAGAAGACTTATAGAGGATTGGGTAAATTCATCTATAAGTCCACATTGTATGGTATAGGGGGCGTAGGTCAGTCTATATACGGATTAAAGGAACTTGTTACAAAAGGGACGTTATCCGCCATATCTGATAACGGCTTTGCCGATTGGTTAGATGATATGGATAAGCGAGGTGATTATACGCTTAATCATTATTACAGCAAGGAGGAGAGAGATGCTGGATTTCTTAAAAGTATGTTTACAACCAATTTTTGGACAAATGATCTTTTATCAGGGGTTGCATTTACGGCTGGAGCCGTTTTGTCATCTTACGCCTTCGCAGGAGCTGGTCTTATGAATGCCGCTCGTATGGGTGCTAGGATAGGTGCTACGATTGCCGGTATGGGGAAGGCTGCTTCTGCTACAAAGACCGGGTTTAATGCTACGCTAAGAGCTGCTCGTATAGGTCGTGGTATAGGCAAGGGGTTGGATAACCTGACTTTTATGAGTACTTCTACGCTTTGGGAAGCTTCCGTGGAATCAAGGAGCGGGCTGATGGAGTCTGAGGAAAACTTCAAGCAAGCTTACAGGAACGCTTACGGCAGAGAAGCCTCATATGAGGAACTCATGAAGTTCAGAGCTGATAATGCTGATGCCGCTAACGCTATATTCGCTGCCAATATCGGTATCCTTACGTTATCCAATATAGCTATGTTTGGTGATATGTTTGGCATGGATCTGGGCGTGGATAAGTTCATAAAACGCAATATATTTGGCGTAGGAGCCGAGAGAATGGACAACGGTGCACTAAGGGCTATAACACCAAAGAAATGGCAGAAAATAGCTGGTAATACGTTTAATATCATTAAGCGACCGGTATCTGAGGGTTTGTTCGAGGAAGGTCTTCAAGGTGTTTCCAGTAAGTCTGCGGAGGATTGGGTGGAATCAAGATATAATCCTATGGCCATCCGTCAGAATATAGGTTATATGGAAGCTATAAAGAACGGATTCAAGGAGACTTACGGATCTAATGAGGGCTGGAAGGAGATCGGCATCGGTATGATTATTGGATCGGTTATGGGAGGAAAAAGTCTTGGAGGTATAAAGGAATGGAGCCAAGACATGTCCCGTAACAAGGGGATGGTGGAGGCCTACAACACTAATGCCGGCGCCTTGACCTCGGCGGCCGTCCAAGCTATTCGTGGCAGCATGGCTCTGAACGCTCAATTATCAGGCTTGAAAACGGATAATAACGCTGACGATATACCTAATTCTAGAATCGTAGATAAGACTTTTAGTGACGCTGTATTCAATCGTCTTCGTTATGATCAGGAAATGGGGATGTTAGATGATACTAAGGAGAATTTCAAGACAGTCATCGAGTCTATACCTAATAGCGATATAGCCTCCGATATGAATATGACAGATGAGCAGGTCAATGAGTATAAAGCCGATCTTGTCAACGAGTTTAATAAGAAGGTGGATAATTTCATTATGGCCAACAGATTCGCCGACTCCCTTACCGATGGTATATCCAATAGGTCGTTTAACGCCTATATCTCCAATATGGCTTATAATGGCCTTGAGGCGAAGGATAATTTGAACGATATTGCCAATCAGTTAAGAAGGATATACAATACGGATATAGGCCCCGCTCTTGATATATATTCTCGTCTTAATCCTGATTCGAGCAGGGATCTTGAAGAACTCAGGAAGCTTACGGATGATATACAGAGGATGGAGAAGAATATCTTGAGGCTTCAACAAAGTGTCGCGTCGAAGGACGCTCTTGAATCTGATAAGGCTAAGTTGGTCAAGGAGAATGATAGGCTTCTTAAATTAACAGAGGATAGGATCGCATTGGAGAGGAAATTAACTACGTTAATTAACTCAGAGGCTGATATATCTAAGTTGTTCTTAAATAGAAATGATTCAAGGATCAGTGCCGCTGATCTTATGGCGGCTTATGATACTATAGCTGATTTTGAGAACGTCGTATCTATCCGTGGGGTTGATAATTATAAGGAGGCTATGGCATTGCTTAGTGAGTATCGTCATAATCTTGTGGCTTATAAGAATATAAACGAGTCTCTTCGTCGTATGCGTGACAGAAGATTCATCCGGGCGCAGGAGCGCGGGTTCATGAAGATATTATCGAACGTATGGGGTAAGACTTATGAGGAGGATGATAGCAAGTATGATTTCAGGAATACTGATAATCCTGATGCCAATGATCTTTACGCCAACGACCAAGCTATAGACAAGGCTTACCAAGATGGTCTTATAGGGGAGGATGAGGCATTTATGTTCAAGACATATAATCATATGATAGCCAGATCTATGGAGAACGAGATTAAGACCGATGAAGGTAATATAGTCGAGAGGGTTCCTGATGATGAGGATATCATAAATCCTTCTGACGATAGAATCAATAATATAGCTATAAAGATATGGAACGGTAATGAGGATGTCTTATCTCCTAGGGAGAGACAGATATATGATAATAACAAGCCTCGTGTCGATAGTCTAGTTAACGGGTTTGGGGATAATCCTATTTCAAGGATCAATAAGGCTAGATCGATAATAGATAGATTGAAGATCCATGATAATATTTATGATAATATCAAGGACGCTGTTGATGATATTGTAGATATGAATATCAATGGCCTTGATCAGGATCAGATCAAAGAAGCTATAAAGACTTATAATGATCTTATGAATGAGGCTGACAATGGCAATGAGATTGATCAGGATAAGCTTAATGAGGCTATTGATATTATCAATAATTATTCCAATGGGCCTCTTCTTCAATTCGTGGAATGGATGAGGTTGTATGATAACGGAAGTATAGCTGTCAAGGATTACGATAAATCCATACCTATGGGTGATGTCCTCACAGAGAGCGAACCCGGGACATCCACCGGCAGGACGGAAGTTAACGCCGCCCAGAATCCGGTGGTGTTGATGGCCCAGAAGAGAGAGATCGGTGGGGTCATGTATTATGAGGTTGGCGGAATGAGACTTGACAGGTTTATGGACAGTCTTGGGCTTAAAAGATCTGATGCCACTGATACTGATAATGGAAGGGTGATGGATTTCACCAACGGAACCGACATATTTACTGTTATAGAGTCAGATAACCACTCAAGATGGATGATTAGCGAGGATGACGCTCAGGCTTTCGAGAACGCTACCGGTGTCATACTGGGGCGGCAGACCGCCTTATCTACCTCCAATTGGTTCATGGTGTATCGCAAGGGGCAGGATGGGTCTATTGTCCCTTATTATACGGGTGATACGTTTGGGTCTAACAACGAGTCGGTGAATCAGGAAGCAGCGGCTAGCCTTCGCAAGGGTGATATGGTAAGGTTTAAGATGGATATGTCAGATCCATACACCAAGGGACTGTATGATAAATACAATAGTCTTAACGCCGTTGATCCTAATTCTGATGAGACTAAGTCGGCTTACAGAGAGCTGGTTGATAATATGGTTATTAAGATCGTGGATAGCGATGGCAATTTCGTCTCGGTGCTAAAAGCCAATGATCCAGACTCAAAAGGGAGTAACGCTGATTTAAGGAGTATGGCCTTTGAGTTATATAGGGATAATATAGGATCTGTTACTGGCGAGATTGATATACCGTTCGTAGGTACAGTTACCAGTGTTTTGCCGGGAAGACCTAATTTTAGCGTAAGTGATGATAATGGTACGTTGATGGTATCCGAGAATGACTTTACCAACGAGACGGCTGGTAAGGTCGAGAGCGTAGGGTATATAGAGAATGGGGAGGTTACGATGAGGGATGATATTAAGTATAATATATTCCCGTTCTGTACGGCTATCGTCAGGGACAAGTATGGTAATTATAAAAATTCACGTATCCCGGTCGTAGCTATAAAGACAGGAAATGGAAGAAATTACCTATACCCCGTAAGATTGAAAAATCAGGATATATCGTCATTCTCATCCATGATCGGATCGATGGCTGATAGGATTATGGAGGGTCTAGGCGGAGGCGTAAGTATTGATGATATAATGGATCTTAATAACGCTATAGCCAGATCTGGGTTGGATAATAAGACATATATGATTCCGCTGGCTGGGGACGTGGATGTTATCAAGAACCGGCTTGAAGCTATCAAGGAAGCGGCTAGCAGGATGCCTATGACCGCTGATGTAAGAGGATGGATAGGTGATTCCAGAACTAAGGAGGATATTTTGATGAATGACGTTACGATCAACATAGATCTTAATAACGATCCTTTCATAGCTCCTAAGTTCAGGATGAGTATTAGGAGGGATGAGACGTTCTTCGAGGATACGGAGACCCCGTTCGTCAACCCGTCTGACCTCCAATCGGGACCCGCCTCGCCTGCGAAGGCTGCCGAGGATAGGTCTTTGGTTTCCGACGGTAATGTAGTATCCGGAGAAAATGAGGCGGAAAATCCTTGCTAGGTAAATTTATTCGTCTTATCTTTGCGGCGTCAGTCCATCACCTGACGAGTAAGATATTTAAAAGTTGGTCCCTGTCGGGTGTGTGATGGCCCCGGTGGGGACTCTTTATATTATGCAACTAGATTCTTTTTTACACCGGAAGATCATGCAAGACCTACGTATCCAGCGAGTAAAGGTCTTGATGATGTTATACACCAGTAACTATTTTGTCAAGGTCAGACAAAAGCAGTTACTTGATCATACATACGCATTAAGCAGGGATCAGGCTTTTGATTATATGATTGAGTTCAATAAAAGACTTAGTGATAAGGTTGGTATAAAATGTACGATGGATATCCTTTTACCTACCGATGATGATAATGCTAACATCATAATCGAGCACAATGGTATTATCAAGAAGTTAATGAAGGAAGCCGAGAAGCTGGAACTTGATACTGATGCTATCAAAACCATGATGCGTGATCTTCTTGATGAGTTGAAGGATGATATTGATCTTAATATCCTGATATTTGACGTAAGCCAGTTGCTTATAAAATACAATCTATTTAGGTTGGATGCTATAACCGAGCAGGAGTTCAAGAACTCTTTTGTCAGGATGGATAGTAGGAATATGGAGATAAAGAAACTAACTTTATCTGATATCAAGAAGGTGGTGATGATGATGGAGGATAGATACAGTTATATTTCGTCTATATGATAGATAAATATAACTGATTACATTTTTTGTAAAAATATCTCCTGTTTGTTTGTAGTTTCAAAATAAGGTCTTATATTTGCGGTGTCCATCCGTTATTGGGCCATAAGAAGATATTAACTCGCCTAGGCGTAGGCGATAGATGAGGGCTATTGGTGGAATAACGGACGCCAACGGCCCTTGTTGTTTTGTATTATGTGTAATATTGTTTTGAGTGATGACTTATCTATCAGATCGTATTTTGAAAAGGTTTTAAATCTAAGTAAACTTGGTGATAAATTCCCTGTTAATTTAGATGATGTATGGCCATTGGTTTATTCGGCTAAGGAGAAAGCTGTTAGAGCTTTAGTAAGTAGTGATCAGTTTATGCAAGGTATTGATTATGAGATTTTAGCCACAAATGGCGAAAATACGACAGTAGGAAGACCTGTAAATGTTTATATGATTTCTATATCTTGTATGGAGTATTTTATAGCTAGAAAGGTTAGATCTGTATTTAATGTTTACAGGGATGTTTTTCATAAAGTGATAAATAAAATACCATCTAGCTATTCGGAGGCTTTACGGATGTATGCTGATGAGGTGGAAGCTAGAGAAAGGGCTGAAAAAGAAGCTAAGCTTGATTAGAAGCTAAAAGGATATCTGATAACATCATCAAAGAACAGGCTCCTATGGTTGAATTTGCTAAGACAGCAGAAGTAGCCCAAGAGACAGATATGTTGATCAGAGAGGTTCGGGAAAAGCTAGAGGCTCATGGATATGATATAGCGGAGAAGAATCTTCGTATATTGCTTGAGGATAAGAAGTTCTTCGCTAAGACCGGTAAGAGGTGGTTGCTTTCCCAAAGGATGATAGATCATGGTTACGCTCGTTACAGATATCGTAATGATGACGAGTTCTATGGCACTAATACTGTCTATGTGACTCCTAAGGGATTTCAGTGGATCGTGTCTAAGATATCTAAAGAATGGATGCCTAGGTTCTTGGAATTGAAAGGCAGGGTTCTGAGTAGATCAGATAAAGATATTTTCGCTAAACGATAAACTCCATTTTTTTATAATTTAGAATTGAGTTTTTGCCTGTTCGTGAGGATCGGCAAAAAGATTTGTACTTTTTCAGAGTAAACATAAGGTTTGTTATTATGTTGTTATTTAGTATCCCGTCCGCTCGTGAGAGTAGGCGGGATTTTCATATCTTTGTAACAAAACGATTTAGTAATGGGACGATCTTGTTATGTAATAAAAAATAAGGAGGATAGGGTAGATAATGTCCTTGCCCCTAATAACCAACCATCCGGATTATACCAAAGGGCGATGGAGGTGCTTGGCGACCAGAAGCAGGCCTTATCGGTCTGGGGTACGGCCTACTCCCCCGACTTCGTGTCTTTCTTTGGCGATTGGATGTCCATGCCATCAGAATATGATCTGGATAGTAATGGGGAACCTAGGTATGATGATGTTATGTCATTTATCAAGCGAAAGAACTATTTCGCCGGCAATTTCATGGCCGATGAGGTTAAGGATATCAATAACACCCTTACTTCCTTGGGCGTTGATAATATCAATGATCTTAATGATATGATCGTATCTAACTTCCTTTCCGGCGGTGATATATTCCTCAATAGGTACAATCTTGAGCGATCTGGGATGTATGACGCCGATGAGATTGATAATATCATGACCAACCGATCGGCGTATGATCGGGTAAGGGATATGATGAGGAGGATTGTCGATTTTATGTCTGACGGGGATCTTAATGAGAAGGATATGTATTTCCTGTCCTCCGAGTCAGGCCTTGGTGATGATTATATGATATATGAGGATACATATGACTCGTTAGGAAAGAGAAGGGTTTTGAATCCAATAGAAGTAAGGGATACGATCATGAGGGCGGTAGGCGGTATCAGCGACCGCCGGGAGTTCGATCAGGCTTTCGCCTCCATCCCATACCCTTCCTTGGCACTCCGGTATCAGGAGGATCAGGATTACGCAGATCGGATGTATGACACGTATCGTAATATGACCCGTATGGAGGTTCGGAGTCAGGACGGAAATACGATTACCGACTCGTACTTCAATAGTACCACACCGTATATCAGTATGCCTAAGGATATGAAGGGTCTAAGGGATAAGGTTGGGGAGATAATCGATATGGATGATTTTAAGGACATCAAGGACGTTGCCGGACGTCTGCATGACATAGCCATGGATCTTGCCGACATGGGTGTGGATATAAGCGAGGCGATCAGCGATGAGATGATTATATCCAGACCGGAGGATATCCGTGATCTTATGGCGTCGCTGGACGTCATGTTGTCTTCCATACAGGCCGGCAATTCGGTATACGATAGCTTTATCTCCGATCTTGATAGGATAACAGGAAAAGGGAACCCGATATACGAGGTTCAGGATACTTATTCTACTGGGGATAGGATGGTGTATGTAAGGTCCGGGAATACATCCCCTTCCGATATGTATGATAGGAGCATGTTGTATATGGGTAGGAATACGTACCATAACACGGCTCCGATAACCGACACCGATCAGGCCTATGAGATGTTGGCCGATATCGGGATAGAGCGACCCTCGTACTTGCCGGCTGGCGTGGTCCCCGCCGGGGCTTCCCGTTCCGATATTGGCGTGGTTAAGGATAACATAAAGAAGCTAGTTATGTCCAACATCTCATCCTCGAATACCGAGAACATGATCCTTACCAGATTGATATACCAGCATCCAGTTACCCCTGAGATGGATGATGCCGATATCGATCGGGAGTTCAGGAGATACGAGGCTAGGCAGGGAAAGGATCGGGATTTTATCAAATCCTGTACCTCGTTGAGGAAGATCCAGATCAAGGAAAGGTTAAAAAAATCGGATTTATATAATAATGTCTTACGTTTCCTTGATTTTAATGGATTTTATAATGTATCTTTGAACCACCATGACAGAGGTACGTTAAAAAGCATGGAGATGTCGTTGTCGGAAGGTCAGGTAAGGGATCTTCTGTTTGACGTGGCTATCGAGTCCGGTGACAGTAGCATGAGAGACCTTTTCTATCTGGATGGTCAGGATAGGATGATGGATGTCGGGTTTTACAGGTATCTGTACCAAAGGAATCCGGGCCTGCTCCGGGAGGTCAACGGCGGCGTCGAGGCTAGATCGGACGGTTCGTTCTTGGCTCGTGGGAGGTATGATGATTTCGTGTCATTCCAATCCGGTTTATATGAGAAGGTAGGTGAGACGGTTGATGGTGCGATATACAGGTTCGTTGATGATCTTATATACTCCGATCCATCATCATATCAAGAAAACATGGTACGAAGGATGGGTGACGTTACGGTAAGGAGTGACGATAACCGCCTGTCAAGGATAGAGGATGATCCCTCATCCAGTAAGATAGTTAATGAATACACTGCTAATACAAATAAGTTGATGCGAGATTTCTCGTGTAGTTAATCTCTCTTTGACGTCGTGAGACGTTTTCTTTCGAGCATTGAAACATTGGATTTTATAGATTTGCGATGAATCCGGGTCGTAGTGATACGCTCCGGATTTTTTGTCTCTCGTCAGTCGTTATTAATACCATTTACAAGACATGACGTACTTTGATGATGACACATATCACGATTTTAGGACTGTTAATTTTTGAACTTTGTAACGCCCGCCATCAGGTGGGGTTATTATTAATTCAAAAATAAATAGACATGGGTACAAGTGGAGACAAAATCGTTTTGTTAGACGGTATGGGTTCCGGTAGTGGAAGCGCCACTAACGGTTTATTATCTATGATTCCGGGGATGTTCGCCAATTTAATAGGCGGAAATAAGATGGATCCGAACTTGGTGGCGGCCTTGATGAACGGTCGTAACAACCAAGACGGTTTCGGCGGGGCTAACGGTTGGTGGTTGTGGATCATCGTCCTGTTCTGGTTATGGGGCGGCCGTGGACGTAGCAGACGTTCGGATGGGACTTACATGGGTTATGGTGGTGGAATATATGACCATTATGGCAAGGAGCATGACGGTAGGATGGATGAGCTAGAACGCCGTGAGCGTGATCTTGAAAGACGTGAGAGGGAGCTGGAACGTGACGAGCGTGAGCTTGAGAAACGCGAGAGACTCCATGAACGTGAGGACGAGATGTATCGCAGGGGATGGTTCGGTGAGCGTGGCATCCGTGACGAGTACGAAGGTACCGAACCGTATATGCGCAGGGGACGCAGGAGTCGTTACTACTGAGGAGCAGACGCCGATGACCCTGATTATAAGCGGTATATAGACACTCATGGATATCACTTTTCCAAGGAGCTGGCTAGGGAAGCCGCTGACAAGATGCTTAACGCCGACGGGTCCAAGAGAAGATGGACGATGGAGGACGCTAAGCAGATGTTCGATAAATGCGGGGCCAAGAAACCTGATAACGCCACTTGGGGAGATATCCAATATCTGTTCGCTATGTTCTATAGCGACTACTTTCCTAAGGTATTGGATTGCGACCAGAAAATAGTCAAGGCTGTCTTGGCTTATCTGGAAGACCCTGACGCCCCGGAAGGGACGGCGTTCGTAAGGTATCTGGCGGTGCGGTGCTTCGTCGGTGACACAATCAAATGGAGTGATATGATTTAGTTTGATACAACGTTGGAGAACCCTGTCGGCAATAGAATACCGATAGGGTTTCTTTTTTGACCGTAGCTTTATTATGATTACATTTGTTCGAGGTAGATCTTTTGTTCATAGAAAGGGTGGGCGGGAATGGAAAAAGGCATCCTCACGGACACCCTTCCCCTTTGGTTGAAAATCACTTAAAACATTATGAGTTACTACACCGCAAATATAGATAATTAAATACAAACTGCAATGGGTAAGGGGTATTATTGGATAGAGCCAGTGGATCAGACGTTAAATGATTTCCAATTTTATAAGGCACGTATCGTAGGCGATCCTGAATATGACGAGAAACATCATCGTGTTATATTGAGGACTGATAAGTATTTCCCTGTCGGAAGTATCTTCCATGTCTTAAAAGACCCAGAGATGTTTGTTATAGAGAGGAAGTTTAAGACATGGGGGAATAAGTATGTCGTTAAGCCTTGTGAGGGTGAATGGGAATGGGATTCTGTCCAGAAACTTAAAGACAAGGCTATTATATTCCGTAGCGGATTCCTGCACGGGGACGGCAGTTTCTGACACTTACCCGTATCTTCCCCTCTCCTCGATTTCTTGGTATTTATGTATATAATTATATTTGAGCAAAAAATAAGTGTAATATGGCAGATTTTCAAGGTAAATACAATGGTGATCAGATAGAGCAGCTTTTGGATAAGGCTAATGATATTGATCTTACCAAATATGCTCTTAAGACGGATAATGCCCCTACCGCCACGAAATTACAGGCGGCTAGGACCATAGCGCTGTCCGGGGCTGTTACCGGTAGTGTCTCATCGGACTTCGGAGGCAACGTAACTATCTCCACGACATTGGCCAAGTTTGATGCCTCTAAGATCGCATCCGGAACCATCAGCATAGATAGGTTACCTAAGGCGGCTTTGGAGAGATTGGTCGTGGTAGCTAATGATACGGCTAGATTCGCCCTTACCACCGCTACGGCTCAAAGCGGTGATACGGTAAAGGTCACGTCTACAGGTAAGATGTATCTGATAAAAGACGAGTCTAAATTGAACAGTGAGGATGGGTATGAGTCTTACACGGCCAGTCAGGCTTCCTCCGTGCCTTGGTCCGGGGTTACGGGCAAACCAAGTACCTTCACCCCTCCCACGTCCTCCGCTACCGTTCTTGGCGGTATTAAGGTAGGATATACGACTTCCGGGAAGAACTATAAGGTGCAACTGGATTCGTCCGGCAACGCTTACGTTAACGTTCCGTGGACGGATACCAACACGACATACACCAATATGGGAGCCGCTTCTGCCTCAGCGGCGGGAAAGGCCGGCTTGGTCCCCGCACCTGCCGCCGGAGCGCAAGCCAAGTATCTTCGTGGTGACGGGACATGGCAAACGCCTCCTAATACCACATATAGCAACATGGGTGGAGCGACGTCCTCAGCCGCGGGATCGGCGGGATTGGTACCCGCTCCGGCTGCTGGCAAGCAAACCTCTTTCCTTCGTGGAGATGGTACGTGGGTGGTTCCGACGAATACCACATACGCCAAGGCCAGCTCCACTACCCTTGGATTGGTGATGATCGGATACGCGGAGAACGGTAAGAATTATCCGGTAGAATTGGATGGTAGCGGAAAGATGTTCGTTAACGTACCATGGACAGACACTAACACGACGTATGGTGTTGTGGGGGCTAACGGCAGTACGGGTCTTGTCAAGAACGGCAGTACCGTTACAAATGCCTCTGGTTACACTGCTTGTCCGATCGTGGGAGGAGTCCCTTATTATAAGGATACGAACACTACTTATCGGGTGGTTAGCTCATCATCCGATGGGCTTATGCCTAGGGCGGCATTTAATACTTTAAACTCCAGCTCCTTGCTTATAGGCAGCCCGGTCTCGGTAGCTCCGCCATCCGCTGATGGGGGGTATCCTATATACAGTTTCATGTTTAATCATGTGAATATAATAAATGGGAGCAGTGGCGAATTAAACTTAATGACATGTGGTGTCCCGGGTCGAATGAGGGTCTGTGGCTCAGAGATTAAAGGATTGGGACTTATTCCTACTGATCTTTACAATGCGATTAGCAAGTTAATAGGCGTGAATACCGTCACGACGTTAGCCAACCTGCCTGTTACCAAGAGAAGTATTACGGCTACTCTCTCGGCTGCTACCACCCTATCCGTGGGGTCAGGCATGCAGGTAGGCGAGGAGCTTATCATAAGATGCGTCCCCTCTGCGGCGTTCACGCAAGCCATCCCTAATACAGGGAATTATGTCAGCATGAGCGGGGCGTCTATTACGACAACCGCTAACAAAGCTTTTGAAATAAGTATCTGGTGTTACGCTTCTGGTAAGTATAGCATCGCCGTTAAAGAACAAGATTAAAGAACAGATTATGGCATATACATATATAAACAGGGAAATATATCCCAATATGTTGGTTTTAGACGAACCTCTTGATAATAATTTCGCTAAGGGTAATAGTTATGATGATTATATTAATGGCAATCCGATTCCATGGATAGAGCTAGGCGAGGAGCAATTGGCGTTCAAGGAGGCTAATCCTAAAGCTACGGTTAAGGAGATTATCGAGGCTAAATTGGATGACTCAAGGCTTCTTAATGAGGAGAAATCGGCTAAGTATGAGGAGATCAGGACTTATGAGAATGAGAATCTTCATGAGTTTTTCTTGGATGACCAAAATATCTATATCCCTAAATATGATAGGCGTAACGCTTTGGCTGATGGGGCTATAGCTGGTAAGATAACGATCATGGGTCTGAAGTTTGATATGACGGAAGGCAAGATCTTGATCGGGATGATGGATAAGTATGATAATGACCTGATGTCGACGTTAGGAGCCAAACAGAGGGAAGTAAGCTTAGCCACTACCGTAGAGCAGGTGAGGGCTATTGACGCTCAGTCCGGCTATCCAGATAAGGTAAATATCACCATGACTTATGTCCGGCAACAGGCAAAGGAGAAAGATGCCTCCGATCCTCAGGAGGTGGCTGTCAGATTCTCCAGAATGGTGGTTAATAACAAGGCTATATCTTTATCCCTTAACGAGAAATTGGATGTTAAGGTCCTATTCCCTATATGGGGACAAGAAGGGGCGGAGTTCGGGCTGTCGGTGGATGCCGGATTCTGCCTCAGGGTGGTTAAGGACGATACGGATATCCTTTATGAAGTTATTCAACAACATACATTATCAAAGGAATGGGAACCCGGATTAAATACGGCTTCCTTATACAAGGTCATTGATAAGGAGCATGCCGGGACCATAGGGGATCCTATCCCGTATTTCCCTCCAATGGAGATATTCAAGGATAAATATTACATCCAGAACGCTGATGTATATAAGTGTACTAGGGATAGCGGAATTCCTCTTAGTCATAATCTAAAGGACTTAGTAGGGTTGTATGTTGAGGTTGTACAGGGCTAGTCGTATCTACCCCCCCCCTATATTTGGCTTGTGATATGATACAAGTTATTTTTGGCATAATAAAAGGACATTTATAAATATATTTAAGTATGGCATCACAAAAATTCGGTTTCGTAACCGTCGACCCGGTATCAGGATCAGGAGATCAGGCGGTTAATTTCTCCGGTGAGAAACACACCGGTCGTCTTCAACGCACTATCAACCTTACGGTCACCACGAACGGCGGGGCTAAGAAGGCGTTGGTAGTTAATCAGGTAGCGGCTGCTGAGGTGGTAAGATCAGACAGCCCTAACGCTTCCGTACAAAAGACAGGTGGTAATGTTACCATCACCGGTAAGTCTAACAGTACTAAGCTTACGTTCGCGGTCACGCCGGCTGAGGAGAACGGGCTTACGTTACAGCTCCCGGCTAACTACACGGCGGCTGGAAAGACTACGGCTAACGGAGCGGTTATCGCCGACGATCCCGGAGCCGCTGACGAGTTCGTTTGGAGCATCACGATCTCGAACGTACCGGCCAACGTCACGATCGAGGAACTGACAGCTACATTGAAGGTAACTGCCGCTGGTGGCCAGACAGCCAGCGTGACGGTAACGCAAGCCGCTGGAGACTCTACTATCGAGCTTGACAAGGAGATTATTAACTTGAATGTAAATGGTACTCAACAGACGGTTAACGTAACATCTAATGACAGCTGGACATGGGCGCAAGCTGCGACTAGAACCGTATTGAGAATGATGGGACGATAATCAGTTTCTTTTCGCTTACTCAGACCCCGATCGACTTAAGCCGGTTGAGGTTCTCTTGTTTTATTATCTTTGTGAGTAGAAGATAACTAAAGGATATAATTATGAGTGATTTGAATGTTAATTGGAAGGACGGGGTAGGCGAGGTGACGGACCAGCCTCTGACCGTCAGTCCGGGGTCCGGGGCCGGAAACGCCTCCGTTTCCTTTGGCTCGGTGATGAACAACGGTCTTGATCGGACTCTTGAGCTGGAGATAACAGTTCCAAAAGGTACTAAGAAGATACTTACAGTGAATCAGGAGGGATGCAGGCAAGCCTATGTGACAAGCGATGGCAAACGATGGTTGACTAGCGACAATCGGGTGTATGGGGTGTTGAAAGGTGATGCGCCGTACCAATGCTTTGATACCGGTATGCGTGGAGTGGCTAGATTTAGGATAGATGACAAAAAACAGATTTCTGTTATAGATTCTTGTGGCGATAGCTCATAGATTAAGGGACGAAGGTGCCTGGTTAAGAAAACGGACGCTGGGGTCGCCATATGCTATCTGGATGAAAATAATTCGGAATTGTTCCATGACGGTAAGACCCAAGCCAAGCTTGACGGTACCATGGGTCAGTGGATGACAGCTATACCTAGTTATAGGTATAGCTATACTGGATTCAAACATGATAATAATTATGATATTATCAATTATATTACATTAACCCATAACGATGTCGATGACAATATCACCAAATGGGGAAATAAGGGGCTATTCAGGAGATGTTTGGTAGGCGTAACAGAGGCGGTTGTTGTCAATAGTAAATTGTGGAGTCGCAAAACAGGAGATGAATATTCTACGGGAAATTTAGAATCACGTTTATTTCATGATTACGCTACGGCGTTAGGTGCAGGATTTGATATTATTGATTATGAGACACATTGCAAGATAGCTCATTTATTCTACGCAAAATACGCTGATAGAAACCCTCAAGGGATGGATCGTTTTGGGACTGGAGAAGACTCGTTTGATAGAATTATTGGTACCACATCCTCGCTAGGGAATAATGACGGAAAAACTTCCACCCAAATCAGTTTCTTGGGCATAGAAGATTTTTATGGAGGGAAGAGTGAGTTTATGGGAGGAATAGGATTTTATGGTGAAGATGTATATATATGATGGGTTTAACCCATATAAACCTCCTACTGTTGATTATCGTGTAGTGTATTCAGGAATGTATAAAGAAAGTGGAGGTATATATAAAGTAGTATGGGGGGAGCATGGCGATATGATTCCTAAAGTCATTGATATGTTTTCTAGTAACTTTCATTATTGTGACTTTGGATATATTGACGGTTCAAATGGACGCTGGCAGGGAGTTACTCGGTCTGGTTATGGAGCGAGCCTTTACAACGGAGTCGCTTTTTTCTCAGATGGAGGATCTTGGGCATACAAAGGGACTCGTATCCAGTACAGAGGAACTATGCAAGTTATAGATGATCCAGCTGATTTCATAACAATGCCGATAGGTTTTTGATTCATGGTTTTGTTTTTACAAAATTTGTAATTACATTTGTGGCGCATGTCCATCACCATGCTTTTCGTCGCTAATTTATTATAAGGGATACCGGTCTGTGATGGGATCGGCATCCCTCTATTTTTTAATATGGATAAGATAGATGTTTTCGATGTTCAGATTCCTGATGGGAGACAAATCAGTTGTATATCGTATAATAAGGTTACTTATTTTGATCTTGACGATATATGTAAGTTATGTTTTGACTCATACGACCTAAATGATGTGGCTGACACTAAGGTTATGAGCGAGTTCCTACACCGTGAGGGTGGTCGTTATTGGACTACGATAGATGGCGTAAGGCAGTTGTATCGTAGGATTGAGTGTAAGATGTGTTTTGAGGTTATAGAAAAATTAAAGAAATTATGAGAGAGATGGAGTTTGATTTCGTGATATATCCGTTGAAGTTGATTATCACGGTTGGGTTGGATTATAAGACATTGTGTGATCGTTTCGAAAATATGGAGCCTGAACACGAGGGGAAATGGGGAGATGAGGATGATATGGACAAGGAGGCGTCTTTCGCAAATTTGGTAAAGGATAGGGATGATGACGATAAATTCGCCATACTTTGGAATTTTTCGAGCGACGATGATTTAATAATGAGAAATATATGTCACGAGTCATTCCATATAGCAATGAGCGTATGTCAGTTTTGCAATATGTCTCTTGGATTTAAGGTTGGAGAGGATGAACACGCAGCGTATATAGCCGGATTCGCTGGTGATTGCGTTAGTGAGTTCATCAATAGCAAGAATACGGATTAAGTCATAAATTCTATAAGGAATATAAGAATATCAGCCTCCGCTTATTTGTGGGGGCTTTTTGTTTATCTTTGTCAAAAACATGAAGTTATGTCGAGTTGCGTAATTAAAAGGAATAAGGAAGGTAAGATAACCCGTGTCTTGACCCCTTCCGGCGAGGTATCTACCTTGTTCGATAAGATAGCGGGTATAGCCGCCGTAAGTGACCTTAATAAGGCCGCTGAAGCTTATATGACTATTTATAACGATAAGTTCAGGTCCAAGTTTGGAGACTGGACGAGATCCGCACCAAGGAATAAGGAGGCGGCCAGATCCATAAGTGCCAGACTTAGCGCCAGCAAGTGGGGGCAACTTATGTCAGCCAAGGTCTTGTCCGCCATAAGTGATATGGACGCCCCGGCGTTGGCCAGAAGCCTTGGGAATAGCGACAATGTCGTGGCTTATCTTACTTCCGGAGAGGTAGGTGAGGTCAGTGATATGGCGGTGGTAGATACATCCACGGTACAGGAGGTGGATTTGGATTCCATAAATGAGGATAATATTGGCGACACGATACTGAAAGAGGCGTCATGGGATGATATAAGGGCTATCAGGGAGAATATAGACATTAAGGAGACAGCCCATATGTTATGGAAGGCCGTGGAAAGCGCTTTTACCGGGCAACGACCTAATATTAGGGTGAAAGGCGGAAGTATAGACGGGGAGATCATATTTTCTGGCAATGTCTTGCCGTTAAATAATATTGAGAATTATACTCCTCCATCTTCAAGATTGGTATATGATTCCGGTGAGCCTCGCCTGTTCTTTAAATCGGATGACGGCAAGATACACGAATCTTACGCCAACGCCATAAAAGGATCGTCCGGTGGGCGGGTCGAGGCCGGGTTCTTGGCCGGCAGTGTCGAGGAGAGCGACGTCCCGTCCGGTACGGCTGATATCTCCTTTGGCTCTTCCTCCATAACCCTTAATAACAGTGGGTCATTCATCCCGGTCCTTGGTATTAGCTCAAACTCAGATGTAAGCACTCGTGGAGGGTTTGTTAATTACCTTATCAAGAAAGGTATGTTGAGTGGGGAACGTATAAGGCTAGGGGATAGATATTATCTTACTGGAGCCGGCAATTCTGATGGTCTTAAGATCTATAACGCTATGGATGCCTTCTCTAGCCTTAAAAATAGATTTGGAAGTCAGTCCTCCGAAATGAACGTATTGGGTTCTATAGGTTTTGATACGGAGGTAAGTAATGATCTTGATCTTATCACTACGTCCGGGGAGAAGGTTACGGTAAGCAGATCGGAGATCAAGGGTATGTTAAGGCAAGGTAAGTTTGAGGAGCTTAATAACAAGTATGATGGATTCATGGAGCTAGCCTTGTCGTTGATGATGGAGGATAACGCTTTGTACGGAAGCAATGTCCGTGGGGTTATCGAGAACGAGAAGGCGGAGGATCTCCAGAATAGGACTGATATCACCAATATCTTATCCACGTTAGGTATCCGTGTGATGGGTATGTCTGAGTATATGGATAAGTATAAGATGCGTAATGGCGTGGATCCTTCGGCTAGGGCCTTATCTGACATGGCCAATGGGGTTATCGCCTTGGCTGAGGGGGCTACGGTAGAGGATCTCAATGAGGAGGTGGCTCATTTCTTGGTCGATACTTATCGTAACCAACAGGAGATTGACGAGGTGCTGGATTCTGTTGTCGGCACGTCGTTATGGAATCAGTTCGCTGGTCGTTACTATGAGGTGTATGGGAAGGAATACCAAGGAGAGGAGCTGGATCGGATGGTGAAGCGGGAGATCCTAGGTAAGACGTTGGCCCAGCGGTTCGTACCGGGCATGGAACAGGCGGTGGAGGATCTGGCCTCGTCCGAGGACGCCCAGCTCTCCTTGTTTGGCAGGATAATCCGGGCTATAAGGAATTTCTTCTCTACCCAAAGATCAGACTTGAATAAGGTTCTTGATAGGATAAAGGAGTCGGCGTTAGCTGATGATCCAAGCGCATTTGACGTGCTTCTGTTAAAGGATAGCGACCATCTTATGTACTCATTATCGGATGTTGATGTGGCTAATAAGCTGATCAAGAACGGTAGGTCATTGGAAAGACTATATACCAGATTGCAGAGGATGAGGTCAAGCCAAAGCCGGAGGATCGGTGAGAGTATCTCCCTTCTACGTGATATAGGCGAGAAGGTAAGACAAGTCGGGGGTGAGCTAAATAAGAATAACAACCTATTATCCACCAAGAGCGTCATAGCGACCGCCAAGGCTGAGGTGGAGTATTTGGTCACTGTCGCCAGTAACCTACGTAAGAGCGGAAAAGGATTGGATTATGAGACGATACAGGTTATCGATAACGTATATGGGGAGATAGTTCCTCTGATCAGGAACCTTCGTGGATTCGTCAATAATCAGGCGGCTGATTATTATGGCAGCAATAAGGTTGGTATGGTAGAGGATATGGATGATATATTACGTATGGCTGAGACATCCATGTCTGATATAAATGCTCTTCGAAGTGATCGTAATGAGGACTGGCTGGATGGACAGCTCAGGATGTTTAATATCCCGGAAAGATATTGGAATGGGATAAAGAAGTTGATAAATAACATCCATAAGGATATCGATGTCATGTCCCGGTTCTTTGGTACGCTGGAGCATAGTGGTAACGCTATTTTAGGTATGTTAGGCCAACGTCTAGCCAAGGCCCATAATGAAGCCCATATCGAAGGTATATCTAATATCAATAAGATGACTAGGATGATGAAAGAGCGTGGATGGGGGATAAAGGATAATGAGGATCTTATACAGAAGATAAATGGGAAGAACTCGGATTACCTTGACTCGTCCCGTGATTTCGCCAAATACGATTTACTATACAGGACCGAGCAGGCTAAGGCTATTATCGATATATATGATCTTAAGAATGTTACGGGTAAGACCGAGAAACAACTTATCGACCTTCTTCTATCCGATAGAGGTCTTAATGTGAAGACCCGTGACGACATAGTAGGATATGACGGGGATAAGCCTATTACGAAGGAGGTATATCATGTATTCAAGCCTACCATCCAGAATCTCGATATCTCGGACATGACGTTCGAGGATCAGCAACGATATCTCGACGCGATAAATAGGTGGTTGGATGAGAACCGAGAGAAACCTATGGTGCAGGCTTATTACGATAAGATCGAGAAAGTTAATAAGAAGGTCGAGGAAAGACTGGGTCGTAGGGTATCGCAAGCCACGTCCGATTTCATGACCCGTATCCGCAGGAGCCGGTATGTGGCTATGGATAAGTTCGTGAGGAACAGGAAGGTCGATTGGAAGGCGTTTCAATCCGATCCTATAGCTTGGAGATCTTATCTGGATATTTTACGTGATAGGGCTATAGCCAAGAGCGAGTGGTATTCCGATGGGACACCAAAGGAAGAGGGATCCGAGGCTCTGATGATGTCCGAGGAGATCAAGGCATGGGACGAGGCATGGGCCGAGGAGTTCGGGAATACCAACGAGGGTCGTAAGGCTTCCGCGGAATTCAAGGAGATACTTCGTGGAATAGAGCGTTCCGAGGGCGGTAAGGCGGCGTTCGAGTTCCTGCTAGCTGGCGGTCATCTTGGTTTCTCTAAGGATATGTGGGGATCCGAGGAGGGTGATTATTACGAGAATCTGGTTGATAAGATCACGGAGCAATCTGTATCATCATCAAGGATAGAGAAGGTAGAGGAGGCGATGGCAACAATAAATGAGATCAACGATCAGTTAAGACCTTTGCTTATTCAGTACCGGGACAGCACCAGATATGGCGAGTATGATTTCGATCGTCTTCGTGGATCATCGTCATTAAGGAAGATAAACGAGCTATACGACCGTCTGGCTGAGGCTAAGAGCGTTATTAACGCCGCCGCTTCCGCTGAGGCTATTGAGATGGATATGCCTGATACGGTGGAGAGTGGAGTCACGGATTCTTACCGTAACGCTTTAAGGGATGCCATGGCATACGACAAGGGAATGGATGAGATTAAATTCGCCAAGGAACATATGTCTGCCCGCTCCCGGAGTCAGGTAGATAGGATGGCCGCTAAGCTATCTAGGAAGAACCCGTCATGGACGACCGTGGAGGTATCGTTTTTGAGAAGGAAATACGGTCCTGACTTCAATAATAAGCTAGCTAACGACATAGCGATGGGTAAGACTGATGAGATCCTTGTCGAGTACGCCAGACCCCGACTGTATCCTTATATGAGGAAATACTCTCCCAAGGGATATTCTGATTTTGTTAGGAAGATAAATAACGGTACGTATAAGGTATCGGAGTTCTTTGATGCCATAGAAAATGGTATATCCAAGGAAGAGAGCGTATCCCGTTTCGGGTTTGATATTAATATGATCGACCTGACGATCAACAACCAGTGGCTTGATGAGGCTGACGCCGAGAGTTCTTTCCGTAATCCTAATTATAATCCCGATCTGGGTTATGGGTATCATACACCTAGATTTGATAAGTACAAGAACGAGGCTTTCTTCAAGAAATACGGTATTACCAACGAGGGGGAGGAAGCTACGATCAACAAGGATAAATGGGAGATGAGGAAGGAATTGCTTAACATAAGCCGTAAGGCTATGGAGGATTATGATGAGCGGTTTAGGAATATCTACCAGATACCACAAATATCCAAGGGCGGCGTGGAGAGGATGGTGCAGGCCGGAGTTGACCCGAAGGCGGCCATCGGCAACGCCGTACGTGATATCGTTGGCGAGAGGGTGGATGACCCTATACATGGTCAGGGACAAGACCTAGGAGGACTTGATGAGAACGATAACAAATATCGTATGATCCCCAAATACTATCTCAGTAAGTTGGAGAACGCCAACGACGTGTCCCATGACTTCGCCTACTCCTATTCCATGTTATCCTTACAGGCTACCGCTTACAAGTATAAGAGGGCGGCCTTGGATGATGTCATGGGATATAGGAATATGATGCTTGAGACACAATACGACGGAGGCAAGAACCCGGAGGCCACTCACGCCTATAGGATGTTTCAGGACTGGGTTAACGCCAGTATCTATGACGTTAGGATAAACAATAAGCGAGCAGAATTGAATATAGGTAATTATAAGGTCGATCTTAATAAGCTGGCTCTTATGTTTACCAAATTCGTATCCAAATCCAACCTAGGCTTCTCCCCGTTCGTGGCGGCTACCGGTGCCCTTACCGGGCAGGCCAACTTCCTTTTGGAAGGTATGGTAGGACAGTATATAAGCAAGGACTCCATGAAATACGCTTATGGAGAAGCTCAGAAACAGTTAAGTACGTACGTGTCTGAGATCGGGGACATAAACCGTACCAACAAGCTATATGTCGTTGGAGAGGCCCTAGGTGTGTTTAATGTCCGCAACCGTGTACGATCGGCGGCGTACAACAAGATCTGGAGAACCTTATTCCGGGATCTGCCGTTTAAGATGATGGAGGTTCTTAACTCCCCGTTGGATCCGCAGGTTATTATCTCGGTCATGGATGATACCCGCCTATACGAGGGTCAGTTCTGGTCATACTCCAATTTCAAGGAGATGATGATGAAGGACAGGAATATGTCCGCTAACGAGGCTAAACGCGATTGGGAGCGTTTAAGGGATTATTCTATGTGGAACATGGTAGACGTCAAAGATGGAAAGATCGTGGCTAAGAACGAGGCTAACAAGGATATTATAGACCGATATATACCCACCTTGTCAAGTAGGGTCAGGAGCATGGTGCAGATCTGTGACGGCGCCTTGAACGAGCAGAACCGGGTGGGGGCTAGCCGGAACGCTATCCTTAATATGGTGCTGCCTCATCGTGGATGGTTTATATTGGCCGTGCAGCGGGCGTATAAGAAAGCCGGTTTCAATTTCCAGACCAACCAGTTCGAGGAAGGATATATGAGAACATTATGGAGACTAGCTGGAGATGTCTACAATACTATGTCCGAAGGAAGGATGGGAGAGATATATGATGTGATGAAGGAGGAGTATAATAAGCTTAATCCTTATGAACAGACTAATATTAAGAGATCTATTATTAATATGGCGGTATTCGCTACCATGATAGCCATAGGACGGGCGTTGATGGGATACAGGGAGGATAATGAGGATAGTTGGTTCGGGCAGTTCATTACCTATATAGGATTCAGGACGATCAATGAGATCGCTTCCCAGACATCCCCGTTTATGGAGCTTAACGCTATAGATATGTTACAAGACCCGCTGGTCACGGCCCGGAAGCTAGGTGATCTCACCGATCCTCGGAACTGGGATCCGTTCGCTACCGTCCAGACCGGCGTGTATAAGGGTGAGAGTAAGCTATGGAGGCAGCTCATGAAGTTCTCATTTGGTAAGCAATGGTATAATATCAAGACGGCTAGGGATATTAAACAGACATCCGACTACTGGCTGATGACCAACGGCATGACGATGGGATTCTTTCTAGGTGGAAGAAATAAGGATGAGTCTGGGGAGGACGCTAATTGGTACTTTGATAGGGGAAGATAGCCGATATAGTATGACAAAAAAATAGCCAGTCGATTGCTTAAAACAATCAGATTGGCTATTTTTGTATTCCCACCTATCCATCCCGGACGGATGGGAATAAATAATTATCAACTATGAATGCAAATGTAAGCATTTATTAGGATTCTTCAAATAACTAAAATTAAATTATAACCAATAAATATAAATTATTGTTATTTAAGTTTGTAGCATAAATATTATGGTTATATTCGCATCATGAAACAATGAATGACGGGATCTCACTTCAAGGTCATTCAATGTGTAAGATATTTTTGGCTCATTAGGATTTGTCGAGGTGAGATCCGACATTTCCTTTTGAGCCTATTTTTTTATATTATGGATAATCTTGTTTTTATTAATGAATCTAATGATGTGTTGACAGACAGCTTGAGAGTAGCTGTTAAATTTGAGAAGGATCATAGCAAAGTTATAAGATCTATAGATGATTTGTTAGAAAAGAGCTATGTTATTGATACTGAATGTAATCCAAAAATGGATTTACATAAAATGTTTTGTTTATGCTATGATGACATACCTCAACCTAATGGTGGATTTAGAAAATCCAAAAGATATGTAATGAATAGGGATGGATTTACTATACTTGTTATGGGGTTTACTGGTAGCAAAGCTATAAAATTTAAATTGGAGTACATGAATGCTTTTAACGAAATGGAGGCATCCATAAAAAAGAATCTTCCGCATAATTACATAGAGGCATTAGAAGCGTTGTTGGCATCCGAGAAAGAAAAGCAGGCGTTAGCTGAAGCCAAGAAAGCGGTAGAGGAGGCTAAGAGAATATCCTTCTATGTTGCTACCTCCATATTGCGTAAATTCTGGTGTAGGATTATAATCTGTATCTCCGCGCATCATTACATGAAGTGAGCCGCTGGCGGAATATAACCAAAGACGCTCACCATCCTTTTCCCATTTCTTGGCCAATCTTCTCAATGAGTCGATCAGCTTGCATTCCTCCGGGGTGCATTCGATCCCCGCTCTAGTATGATATTTCATTCCCATATTATTGATTTGTTTAATTTACGAGCCTCTGATAAGGCTCGTGTTAGTATATCCTTTTTTCTTATAATCTCCTTATATCTTTTGATATTCATTTTTATTATCTTCATAATAAGTTCTTTTGTTTTAATAACACCAACATCTTATTCCAATCAACATATCCTTTATCCGTGAGCGGAGTGCCGATATTCCTGTCATCTATATAATAATCACAATACAATTTTGGTGATGATGATACTGGTTCAGGATTATAATTTACTGAGTATAGATTAATATGGTTATATTTGAACCAATCCACCGCATCCTGTAGATATCTACCATCTCTCACTGTATACAATATCAGTAGATTCCTATCAGCTAATTTCCTCAATACGCTAGCAGCCCCGATATTGTCTCCTACATAAGGGTATAAGTCTGTCACGCATGTCCCATCGAAATCTATCCCTATTATTTTCTTCATATTATATATCTTATAATAAATACTCTTCTATTTTCTTAGCCATATCAATAAGCATCTCACATCTAAGGTCGTTAAGATCCTTACAAAACCTCATCTCCTCCTCATGCTTTTCCTCCGGCGATCTGTTATCACTTATACTGTAGCATGGTGATGAGCATATCGGTATGGGCTTCATGGCATCTATGGCTAATTTGATAGCCTTTTCTTTGATATCGCTCATATTAATTTCTTTTTGCATCCAGATCATACCGCTATTATGGCAATCAGGGAAATCGATATGATCAAAGTCACGTATTGAACAACATCCCTCGTTATAAAAACAACATCCTGTACAATGATCTTCTTTTATCTCCGGAATAGCCACGTATGTCTTTCCTTCGTATATTCTAACTTCTCCCTTTCTTACCTTATTCGTCTTATTCATCTTATCAAATTTTTATATCCTATTTTCTTTAACTGCTCTTCGGTAGCTTTCTCCTTCGGGAACTTCCCGTGCCATTTTCCGGGTACCACGACATCACGGCCGTCAGGGCTGGTAGCCAGCCTCCCGCATTCGCTGCACAGCCCCATGCCCTTGTACGGCTGTAGTTCCTTGGCATAGTCAAATTCATCCACCATATACTCGTTTGTCAACATCCAGTAACTAGACGTAGCGGTATTATCAACGCAACCGCATTTAGCGCATACAAACAAGCTCATAGTAAGTTCTTTTTTGCCTCATTAAACAACCGTTCTACCAGATTCTCAAATTCACCATCGGGCTCTATTATATTTCTTATCTTTATCTGTATGTTTTTATGTTTTGCCAAAGAATAATAATTGTCCTCTACATTATAATGAGCCACAGGGCCATCTACGTAAATAGCTTCATTTGGATCTAGCTCATTTTTATAATAATCTTCTACGGTATTTATAGGAATATAACGTAGATTATCTATTCTCATTATAGAATATTCATCGAATTTGACGTATTTCCCAACGACCCATTTATAGTTCTCTTTTAGATTAGCCTGCATCTTGTTTTTTTCTTCCTTCAACTTATTTTCCAGTTCTTCAATCTTATTCATATTCTATCTATTTTAATGTTATTGTTATTAAATCTGTTTATCATCTCATCAAAGAATTGACGGTCTATCTCCACAAGCAGGGAGTCCCTTCCCTCCTCGCAAGCCGCTATCCCTGTCGTTCCGCTCCCGGCTACCGGATCCATTACCGTATCTCCCGGATTCGTGTATGCCCGTATCAGGTATCTTAATAACTCCACCGGCTTCTGGTTGGGATGGACGGCTGATTTTTGCCTGTCTGTCTTGAACGTCATGACCGATAGCGGGTATCTCTCCGTGCTATCGTATGTAGTGAGACCGGTCTTGCCGTATAATTCCGTTTTCTTGCACCCTGCTTTACTAGAGGCCTTGGATACTTTCCTGACATGACCATAAGTCTTTTGGGGATTATATGTATGCTTCCCAAGTGGCATAGGTGAGAAGATAAGTATCAACTCATGATTTCTTAATGGAGCTTTCTTGGCGTTAAGAAAACCGGTAGGGGTAGTCTTATGCCAAACAAGGTCGTACCGGTACCATCCCGCTGGGGCGACCCTCATGATCTCGACCGCCGCCGTGAGGGAACAGGTGACGGCTACCACCCCGTACGGACACAGCATTTTTTGGATTACCTCCCACATCGCCTTATAATCAAATCCCTCCTTGTCGTATCTTGCCTGGGTTATCTTATAAGGAGGGTCGGCAAAAACAAATCTTACCTTCCCTACCATATCCTTGAATACGGACATCGCCATACCCATATCCCCGTTAAACGCCCTTACTTTCCCGTTCATCATCAACCCTCTCCACTTTAATTGTTCCCATATCACCTGAAGGTAACGTAATACCGCTATACACGTTATTCCAGTTCTCGTCAATGGCCAACTGATGTAATATCGACCTATATATCTGGTAGGTGTTACCGATAAGTCTCTTCCTATTTATCTTATCCTTACTACCCCCATCATATCCTATATGCTCATAATCCCCAAGATCAGGGAACAGTCTTCTTCTTATCGCTCGTGAGTTATTGATTATAAAGCTTCTTATCCCCAGCGTTTCCGCTCCATCCATATCATTTATCAACGTATCTGTCGTATGTTGTAGGTCTATGTCGCCAGCGGCGAATCTACTGATGTCTTCCACGCATTGGGATATCAGCATTAGCTGTTCCCTTGTCAACGTTATTTTATAAAGTTGTTTATTATCCATGATTATCTGATATTAATTTTTCTTTTATATGTTTAGATATATCAATTATCTCATCTTTTATATTGCAGTCATCTTTTAATAATGAACCAAATATACATGATATGGCGCTCTTTAGGCCTAGCGCTATCCCTATCTCCAATATTTTTTTATCGGTATTAGAGATTTCTACAGGTTCATATAATATTGATGATATGTTGTTAACGACGTATATTATATCATCTTCATTCATTGATGTAGATTTATCGACAATAGCTATAAAATCTTTTATAATCATAATATAAGCTATTTTTATTTCTTTTATCGTATCA